GTCACTAGTTATACTCATAAAATGTTATTTGTCAACACTTTATCTTCTATTTCCTGATAAATCATAAATCATTTTACCAGAACGTATTGCTGTATTAATTTTGTCTACGTTAGCAGCGTACTGTGTATCAGACATTCTTTCTATTTCAGACTCTTTTATTGTATCTGCCATCTCTTCAGCATCTACACTTGTCTTAGAACCCTTGTTTACTAACGACGCAGCATCTTTTGCTTTACTTTTCTTAGCACTTGGACTAAGCCCATTATCAATTTTATATAAATCCAAGACACGAATAACTGATGCAGCATCATCTGTATTTTCATACAAAGCGTTTTGAACCCATTTAGGTTGTACTTCAACCCAATTATGAAATTCATCTGAGTCACGGAGTTTATCAAAGTCTTTATGCGATTCCCTAATGTCATTTTCTGCACGACTCCTTGTTGCTTCTGACTTAGCTTTACTTAATTCTTCTAACTGTATATTAGCCTTATCAAATAATTGTTGAGCTTTCTTTTCAGCTATAGTCTCAACTATTCCTGCTACATCAGGATATTCTTTTGCCCATGCAGCTATGTCTTCATCAGACTTAGGTGGTACAAGTTTTTTAGTAGACGTTACTTGACTTTCAAGTTCTTTTATTTTAGCATCAAACTCTTTTTCTTTTGCAGCAAGATGTCTTCTAACATCGCCATATCTCGTTTTAAAAGATTTTTCTTCTTCAGTAAGAGCCTCTTCTGGTACTCTAGTTTCTTCTCTTGCTTCACTTGAAGAGGTTTCTTGAGCTTCTTCTGTTCCTTCTTGGACTCTCTCTCCTTGCTCTTTAGCAATGAGTTCCTTAAGTTCCTGCTCTTCTCTTGCAATTTTTTCTTTGCTACTTGTCCTTGTTCTTGACATGTAACCTGCATCTTTAGTTTTTTCAATTTGTCCTAGTTCTGGCATTTATTTTCCTTTGCTTGGGGTCAACTACTGTTGAGTAGCCAATTATCATTTACTTGCTAAACCCTTACCTCTGGGTTTCTTTGGTTTACGTTTTGGTTTGGTTAATAATCCTCCTTTATTTAATACTCCAAAAGCATCTACTTTATCAGCACCTACAAATTTTTCTTGTGCTTCTGAACCTGTTCCACTTGTTGCTTGATACTTATTGCCTTGCAACCCTATATTTTGTTTTGAAAGTGCTTTTAAATTATCTACAGTTTTTTGACTTTTATCTTCAGATTCTTTTGAACTACCAGAAGATACAAATTTTGGTAATGGAGATGAACTTGCTACTGCACCTGAAACTTCAGCAGCAGTGCTAGGATTTAATAAAGCTTTAAATACACTACCTATACCTTCAAACACATCTTTAATTATTGTAAGTGCTGATCCAAATAAACCAAAACCTAGTGTACTAGCAAGACCTTCTAATGCATCAGGATTATCTTTGTCATTAATAATTGCATTAATATCATCTGCAGAAACATCTTTTCCTGTAGCAGATTTTATTTCAGCAGGAATAAGTGCTACTCGTTTAGATAGAGGTAGATTATAATAGTCTGTAAAATTTAAATCTATTCCTTCTACTTTTTCTAAACGACCAAAAGAAGTTTTTAAAGCATTGTAGTTTTTATTTGTTATTAAAGCACCACCTAAATCTTCTCTTGCAATTTTTTCTGGTTCAGGTTTAGGGTCTCTATCTTTTTTAGTTTGTACTACATTTTGTGCAGGTAGTTGTTCTATTGGAAGATAACCTTCATCAAGATACCTTTGAAAAGCAGGATTTACTACATCGTTTGTAAATGGTATTTGCATTGTTTTTCTTGTAACAGGGTCTGCAAATGTTTTGTAAGTTATTATAGCATTATTGTTTGGAAGATTTGATGCAGCAGTTTGTGCTGCTGTTGTTCCACTTACATTACCATATCTAAAACCTTGAAGTGGATCAGTTATTAAAGCAGTAGCTGCTTTATTTTTTATACCTGTTTCAAGAGATTTAACATCTCCTGCAACATTGTAGCCACCTATGTAACCACCTTTTGCAGCACCTGTTATTTTTCTAATCATGTCTTCTTCTTCAGAGGATAACTCTTCTTCTCCTGAACTAGTAATCATTGCTACAGCTACAGGCTCACCACCTATACGTCCATTACGTTCCATATTAGCTAAACCTATCTTAGCATTAGTACGTAAATCTTCAAAAAACTTTACTCCATAAAACCTTACCACATCAGCAGGTACAACATACTCACCCTCACTAAGTTGTGCAGGTATGTCATCTCTAACCTCTTCTGCTAGAGAACCAGAAGGTACATCATTACCACTTACAGGGTCTTTGGTTGTACCATCATCCTTAAGACCGCCTTCTTCCATAAAAGCCATATTCATTTGTTGTTTCATTGCTGTACCACCCTTATTAAATTCTTTACCTGTGTTTTTTGTAAACATATAACCCTGTTGACCTGCTAATCTATCACCCTCTAATATATTTTTATATATTTTTTCACCTTCTTTACCACGTAATTTTATGTTTGATAAAATATCTATAGGTACATATTCATGTCCTAAATCTTTTAATGCAGCAATTCTATGAGCACCTTCATGTCCAATGTTAAGTAATGCACTTCCTTTTTTAGGTACGTCTACATGTAAAAAAGGAGGAGCTAGTTTTTTCCCACTTTGTATTGCTGATTTTAAAGACTCTATACGGTCAATACCCATACTACTTGAGCCATCTCCTGCTGAAATTCTTCTTCTATTAGGAAATAATTTTTCAGCTTCTTCTATAGGAACAAGGACTGTTTTTACATAGCTATCCCTTCCTTCAATTCCCCTACCAAAATCCATAGGAGGAGTTTCTATTTGTGAACCTACTAAACCCATAGGATTATCTGTTTTATTTTTAGAAAATAACTTTAATGTTTTTTGAATACCCTTACTTGCTATTTTACCAACAGGTGTTACTCCTGCTAGTGCTAAACCTGCATCTATAGCTGCTTGACTGTAGTTGCCTGTTAGTAATGACTTTCCAATATCTGCAATATCAATTAGAGTACCTGTTACAGGAGCATTACGCACTACATTTTTTATTCTTTTAAAAGTTTTTTCACTTTTAAATGGGTTAGAACTAAATGCTTTTTCTGTTTCAGACATTTATATTTACCTGTTGTTTCATGCTACAAAACCGCCCTGTGCCATACCTACTCTTGTTTCATTTAGTTCTACATCATTTAATATTTCACTAATGTCAATAATTTTTGCAGCTTCTTTTTTATCTCCAACATTATTTTTAAGAAATTTTTCAAAATTATTTACTAAGTTGTTTTCGTATTCACCACCTTGTCCATCTCTTAATAACTCATAAGCTTGTTGTACTTTTTGAAATTCTTTACGATCTACTTTAATAGGTTGATTTTCATATTCTAAATCTCCATTATAAGCTTTTATTTTACCTCTTGATTTTTTTACAAGATTAGCTACTGCTTCATCAAAAAATTTACCGTATATATCTTTAAATAATTGATCGGTAGGTGCAAGTTTCATATCAAAACTACCGTCCCCTGTTTCTAAAAATTCTTCAAAGGTTGTTAATCCAGTTGCTGAATTTTGAGTACGTACTGTCACAATTGATTGTGGTATATATATATTTGGATCATAATACTTCTGTTTACCATCTGAATCAACTGCAAGTTCTCCAATTTTATCTGTATTAAAACCTATTTTATTATCTATATACAGTTTTTCTAAATCACCTGTATTTGTTTTATCTCTTGAACGAGCCAACATTTCTGTATTAGGTAAAACTATTCGTTTTACACCACGTTTTTTTGCATCTAAAATTAAAGCAGATAAACTATATTCTAAAATTTGTTGTATATTTTTAATAGGATAACTGGGATTACCTTCTATAAAATCTTCAGATTTTTTTCTTATTGCTTCATAAACTTTATTTATACCTAATTGTTTAACAAGTACTATTTCACCATCAACCATTTTTACTTGTACATTTTTATTTGTTCCAATATTTTTTATTATTTTTCCAAAGCCATCTTTTTTATTGTCTATACCATCTTGAAGTTCTGTAACAATATTTAAAAAACTATCTCCATTTTCTTTTTTCTTTTTAACAATATTTAATAAATTTTGTGGCAGAGAAAAAATTTTTCTGCCTTCTTCTAATATACTTTCTAAATCAGGGTTATCTAAATCATCCATAAATTGTTTTTGAATTGCATCAAATTGTAATTCATCAATAACTGCTACATCACCATTAATAGTATAACGTGAATGAGCTAATTGATCTTCACCAAAACCATGTAAAAGTCTTGGGTCATAAAATTTTCTAGAATCATCAGGAATACCATATTTTTTTATATTGTTAATATCTCCTGCTGTTCTTTCTATTAATTGTCTTTCTATTAAATAAGCTAAAAAACTTTTTGTTTCTTCTATTGTTTTTGGATAATTAAGTTGTTGATCTAAAAATAAATTTTGCATACTTGATTCTGCATTAAAGGTTGTATTAAAACTTTTTAATATTTCTTCTTTAGAAATATACTGATCAGAATAAGGCAATCTTACTTCTTTACTATCATCTCTATAAAAATTTTTCCAAAAAGTATCTCGCCATTGTGCATTAATTTTATTTTTTGCTCCTGTTACTCTAGTAGTAGTTTCGTTTTCTGTTCCCTCATTAAATATTTTTTTAAAACTTCTAAAATCTATTTCTTTAGATAATGATCCATCTAAAGTTTTAAATGGTCCTATATCCATTATAAGTGACCTAAGTAAATTATCGTGTACTAATCCACTAAAAGGAGGAGGTTTTCCATAATCTCCTTGTTCAAAATAATCTGGATTAGTTCTATAAGTATAAGTTTGCCCTGAGTTTTTTAAAATAAATTCATCTGATGGTTTATTTGTAGTCTTAAAAAGAAAAGAATATTCAGGTTTTAAATTAAGTTTTTTTACATTAATTAGATAGTTTTTAATTTTACGAGGGGAATAAAAACTAATAGGATTATTATCTGAATCTATTATATCTATTTGTCTAGATAATTCAACTCTATCTTCTATATCTTCTATTGTACTTGGCTGTCTTACAACAATTTCTACGTAGCCATTAATTTTTGGAGATTTGAGATTCGTATTTGAATTAGTTTTTAAACCAAGCTCAACCTGTCTTTGTACACTAGCAAATTGAGGTCTTGCCCGATTAGTTTTATAACGATTAAAAGGAAAAATAGGGTAAGTTCCTTCTTGCATTGCAACTTCTGCAGAATCAATATCAAGAGATTCAGCTTCTTTTTTTTGTTGTACTATAGCAGAAGTTTTACCAAAACCAGATTTTGAATCTGAATAAACATCTACCTCAAAATTAATACCTAAAGAATTAGGTTCTGATCTTTGAAGTTTTTTATTTATAAAATTAAAATACTCTTGATTTAAATAGTTTAAATAAACTTCTTTATTAGGTATAATTAAAGGTCTAGTGTTTTGTCCAGTTTCATCAAATAGTTCAATTCTGTATCCACCAAGTTCTTCATCAAACTGAGCATCTTGTATTTGTTTATTAAACTGTAAAATATAACTTTCTACAGTTTTAGGTTCTAAAGGATCTATATATGATGCTATTATTCTTTCTTCATCTATAGGAATAATACCATTATCTTCAAAAAATTTAGCACTTAATCCATCTTCACTAAAAATGTAATCTGCATCAACACTTTTTAAAATTGCTTTATTATCTTCAGGTATATTTTTTATATAGTTATATAGAGTCGAGGGTAGTATAAGTTCAGATGTAAAATCAGTTGTAGGAAAATTACGCAGTGCTTCTACAGTAGGACTAAATGTTGTTATACCACTTCGTGTACCTAAATCATATATATCAAGATTTATTGGGTTTGTATTTATATCTAATATTTTTTTATCATCAAAATTTACGTAAGGTAAAACTGGACCACCATCTAATTTAATTGGTTTTCCAAAAACAGGTACTGTTGTTTCTGCAATGGTATTATATTCATCTATTTTTTGTACTGTTAATGCAGGGGTTGTTGTTACAAGATTATCATAAACATTTTTAAAAATTTCTTTATTATATTTTTCTTCTGTTTGTGGAATTACTTTTAATGATTTTGTAGTTAAACTTGCTAAAGGTACTACCTCAGATGCAATTAATAAATCTCCAAGAACACCTTCTTTTGCTTGATTTAATTGTTCCCATGTTGCTTCTTCTTTATTTACATCAAATTTTTCAAAGAGTCTTTCATCTAAACTTTTTGTAAATATATCTCTAGCACTCTTATATATTTCTGTACCATAGTTTATTGTGCCTTGTACTGGACCTGTTCCACCAAATATTTCAGGTGTAAGAAAATCTTTACCGCCTTCATAAACACTTGAAATTACTTGTTGTCCAAATTCAACTGGGTCTTCTTTAATTATTTTAATAAGGTTTTCACCTGCTGAAGTAAAGTTATTATCTAATCCAAGTAAATTATCAACAGCTAACTCACCGTAGCTAAGTGGTTCTTTAACATAAGTATCACCAGTTGCTATAGCTTTTTGAATGGCTGCTTCTGTATCACTATCTTGACTAAAAATTACACCACTGTTATTTGATAATTTACTCAGTGCCATTCATTTCATCCCTAAGATATTTAAGTCTGCGTAGTGCAGAGATTGAACCCTGTGCTTTATAGAGAGTATGTATATCGTCTGCTTGTTCCATTGCACTGTGATGTATTGCAATAGTATGATTTAAGTATTGTACAAAGTTATCCCACAGTTCTTTATTGTTGACTAACTGTTTTAAGTTCATTGCACAGAACCACTGTTAGCAGAAAACCCTTGCTCATCAGGAGTAGGCACTGAACCTGTTCCTATGTTTCCACCACCTGATCCCTGAGTGTCTTGTACTTGTCCACCTACAGGAGCTTGTCCTTGTGGTGGTGGTTGACCCTGTGGTTGTTGAGGTGGAGGTGGTGGTGGATTTTGTTCTTGAAATTTCTTAAGTATCTCAGCCTGTACTGCAGCCTGACTCATTGAGTTAGCTACCTTATCAGGGTCTAAGTCCATGCTCTTAGCAATCTCTCTAACTAAGTAGTCCATTCGTGCAAAGGGAGCTAGTGCAGGATTAGATACAGTTTGCATAAATTGCATGAGTCTTTGACTACGTACTTCGTTAGCCATTAAACTTTCTGTACCCTGTGCCTTAACTTCAAGATCACCTTTTATCTCAGGGTCAAAGTCAAACTGCATGTTAAAACTAAAGAAGGCTTTACCCAGTGGTCCTAGTAAGTAGTCATCTACATTCTTAATAACACTCCGTATAGAACCATTAGCAGCATTCATAAGCATAGAGATACCAGAGGCTGTTCTACCTACTCCTGTTACACCTGTTTGTCCATGTGCAAATGATGCAAGTCCTGTACTCTCATCTGACAGTTGTCTAGCCTTATCAAACATCTGCATATTTTCATTAGAAACATTAGGAAACTTAGTTCCAAAAATACCTTGTCCAGGTGCTCCTCCCTGTCTTCTAAATACTTTTCCAGGGTATACACTTAAGTCTTGTCCAGGTACTAAGTTAGTTTCATCTACTTCTATTAATAGATTACCTGACAGTGCAGCATTGTCTACAGACATACGCATAAACCCATTCATTAATGTCTGAGTATCATCCATGTTTTCTGCAATACCCACACCAAATATACTGTATGGGTTCATTTCATAGGGTGTAGCATAGTAAGGTAAATAGGCAGGAGTAAATGGATTCATAACTAAACGTAGTACATTGTTGTTACATACCCACACGTTAACACTAACTTGCTCTACATCTTTTAACTCATCAGGGATATCTACATCATGCTGTTCAATAACTTCTTTGTCAACAAATCCCCAGAACTCTAGGATTTCAAAACGCTCTGCTCTGTCTTCTTCAGCGTTGTCTTCCATGACATGTTCCCACCACTCCTTATTGTACATCTCTCCTTCTGCAAGAGATTTATCAATAGCATTGGCACGAAAGAATGGTCTACGTTTAAGAGCACGTAATTGAGAACGTGACATCTTATGTCTTTCTATAACATACTCTGCTTCATCCATATTATTTGCGTCAGGATCAGGATAAAAATTCCATACAGATACATTAGAAGTTTGTGGTACTGTTTTAAAAATAGGAGTGTACACACCCTCATCATCCCAATTAGGATACTCTTTGTCTACAGCAAATGGTCCTTTCATAATGCCAGTACCAAAGAGTGCAGCTTCAAATGCAGCAGAACGTAACTGCTTCTTAGCATTTGACTCTTCTAGTTGGTCATGTATCTTCTTCTCCATCTTCTTAGCTGCAACCATAGCAGGATGAAAGTTTACAGAGGTAGGACTACCAGTAGATTTAAACTCAATATCATCCTCAACTGCACTCAGATCGTCTGTAAGTGGTCCTACACGCTCGTTAAACTCTGGCATAGTCTCACCTGCCAGAAGTTGTGGAGCGTCTGTAGCACCTGTTTCTGTTTCTCCTGTGGCTTCTTTAAGTTGAGCATTAGTTTCTAGACTAACTGTATCTTCTACTCCATCAGGTAAAACTGTAGGGTTAATACTAAGAGGAAACTTATTACTACCAAATAAAACTTCTACAAGTTGTCCGTAGGCTGCAAGTACTTTTGTTTTTGTAACTTTAACAAATACTCTTGATTTTTCTGTAGATGTAAATTGAACCTCTGGGCTATATAAACCACGGTAGTTACGATAGCCTTGTATCCACCTTTCCTCATCACCTCTCCTAGCTGTTTCAGCCTTACGATATTTACCCTTAACAAACTTTACAATATCTCCTACGTTTTCATCTGAATAAGAATCTTCTTCCATATCTTCAATAGCAACTACTTGTTCAGAGTCTGCAGTTATATTATCTTCTTCCATATTATATCCTTAATATCCAAATGTTGCATCAGCAGCTTGAAAACCAGTGCGTTGACTTGCAGGGTCAAAATCAAATAAACTGCTTCTTGGTCTTGTCATTATTCCATATCTTAAAGCATCGTATAGGTGATCTTCAGAATGAGTGTCAACATCTTCAGAGTTATTCTTATCTAGTGGTATAGACGGTAGTTGAGAAGTTGTTTGGACACACGAATTAAAAAATACTATTCTTGGTTCTTCTGTAAACTCATCAACTTGTAATCGTCTGTGTACTTCGTTTTTACCTGCTATTCTTGACCCTCTACTCCTATCTGCAGGTCTCCAACGACAACCCTTTAATATCATTTGTTCTGCTAGTGATGGTCCTGTATCTCCACGTTTATGCCAGAGTGACGAATCAAGAACACCATATCTAATTTTTTCTCCATCCTCTGCTTCTAGTATTATATCTGCTAAGTCTGCAGCAGTAACCTTAGACACGTACAACTCCCTGTAGACAACTAGTTGTTCTGATGGGCTGACGGCAAACCATAAGACTCCTGTGTGGCTTCCGTATCCGTAGTCACAGGCACGAAACCTAGACCAACTATGGGGTATATCATAAGGTTCAATAACATGGATATTCCTGTTCCATTCTGGAAAAGCAGCCCCCTCATTAACATCCCAGTTTCCTTCTAATAATTGTTTCCGTTGGTGTTCAGGTAGTGATAATAAGTTGGCTTCATACATCCCATCGTCAGCTAAGTAAGGATTGTCAAACAATGTAGCAGGTATAAACCTACGTTTAAATAATGGCTCTCCTTCACGACTGTGACCTTTAGGCATCTTTAAGGTTTCACCTGTTGCAATGTCTGTAGCCCAGAATGATTCCCCATGTGGGGCAGGTTCTATAAACATTTTCTTAACCCAACTGTGTCCATTTCCACCTGGGTTTGAAGTAGCTCTCTGATATAAGTCTAAGCCACTTCCTTTTGTAGTACGCAGTCTTGACCTCATATAGTCAAATGGGTATGGACTTGCCCACTGCGTTAACTCGTCAAATCCTATCCAACTAAAAGCCTGTCCTTGGTATCGTGTAACATCATCATCTCTATCTAAGTAGGACAACCAGAGTGTTGCTCCTGATGGTGCTACCCAAGTCTTGTCTCTTTCCATAAACTTTATATTTGGTATTGCCTGTGGGTAGAGTTGTTTGGATACTGATATAAGTTCTCTTAGTTCTTCTGTTGTCTTTCTTACAAGTAGCCCACGGAAATGTGGGTTGTTGAGGTATCTAACAGGGTCTGCTAACATTGCATAACTCTTACCACCACCTGCACTGCCACCATATAATACTTCTCGTTCACTGGCTGAAAGAAACTCTGTCTGTGGTCCTTTGTTTGGTTGAAAGATTACTCCCTGTGCTTTTTCTACTTCTATTGGTTCTGGTTTAACTTGGGGATAAACTTTCTGTTCTTCCACCAATTCTTTTTTCTTCAAGCTTTTCCGCTTTCTCAAGGGCTTCTTTGTACCTTTGAGCAAGGTAGCGTTGCGTTGAAGCATCTGTTTTACGTTTTTGCTCAAGCTTTACTCTTTTCATTAGACCAACGTGAGATATGTATCTCCCTGATTCTGTGCTCAACCAATTTGCTACATCCCTGTAACTGTACTGTTTAAGAAACTTCTTTGCCTTTTGTAGTAACTCTAACTCATTTTCAATAGGTAAGAGCATATCTCTATCTTCCTCATCCTGTGTATATCCAAAGGGTATAATCCTACCTACCCTTATTACAGGTTGCCAATCAAAACCTAACTCAGTTTTGTCAGGCACTGGAAGTTTCCAATCCTTACTCGTCTTCATCTTTTTTCGGTGGTAATATAAATAAAGGGCTTGATGATGTTACTTCAACTTTATCAGTCTTAGTAAAACCACCACGATCTAGTATATCTTTTGCTGCTGTCATCTTTTCTTTATTACCTAAATCTGTTGGGCTACTCATTACTTCATACATAGAGTATGCAGCCTTAGTTGCTGTAGAAGAAATAAACTTTTTAGTTATGTCTGCAATTTCATCCTGTAAAACATTTGTAATAGAAGAAGTAGCTACCGTATCAGCATAACCTGCAAGTTTACGTGCTGTTGCAGGATTACCCCTAGCTTCTTCAAATAAAACATCCAGAAACTTTTGTTGCTTTTCTGTTAGATTTCTACTCATTATATCATATCCTTACTGACTTGTCAATACATTTATACTGTATTGTGTGTGGAGCAGGAAGACTAGGTGTCATTTGTTTTACAAACGCTCCTACCATTTTTCTACATTCTTGTTGTGTTATTGCCATTTCTTGTGGATTAAACATCTTACAATCTACAGATTGGTCTATAGGTGATAGTAAACATATTGTAACTAACGGCAAAAACATCAACTCAATTCAAAGTGTGGACCATCAATAAATGGTCTTCTACCTTGTCCTCTTCTAAGATCAACATACGCATTCATAGCATCTTCCATAGTACCACTCCACTGACGCATATCATCTATCTGCCAAGCTGCACCCCAACGTATACCTACGTCCTCAAGCTTTGCAGCTTCCTTCATAGCGTCAGCAATGTCATCATAGACATTGAGTTCCCATGAAGCCCTCCCACCAATATATGCCATTAAGTCTACAGCTAGTCCTTCCAGATGCTTTGACTTCATGGTTTGTGAAGCTCCTTTAGCTACTAGTGCTTCCTGCTCTTCTATGGTACGCATACCACAGATAACGCCAAAGTCTATCTTCGTAAGTTCTATAGCTTTCTTAACTACACGTACCATGTCTGCATTAACACCGTCTAGTCTATCTTGGCTTCGTTGTGAGAGAGTGAATCCCATTATATATCCTTTTTGTTTTGTAGTCGTTCTCTGTCTGCTTTTTCTTTACAGGGTAAACAAACACTATTCATCTCTATAAATTTTTGTTGTCTTGTATAAACTGTATATATTAATAAAGGTTCACTACATACAAGACAGTATTTATTTAGTAATTCCTTTTTGTTTTTCATAGGTTCTTAACCCACCTAGTCCTAACATACCCATCAGGACTGTCATCAAACTTCCCATATCAAACTCAGGTATAGGTGGTATGTCCACTCCTGCTAATGATACACCAAATAAAATTAAAGGGGATAGAATAAAATGATACAGCAAAGCTATACCACATATCCAACCAACAAAAGGTCTCCAACCGCCTTTAAATAAACTTCCACTTGCAGCTTCCGCTTTGTTTACTTCTACCTGTGCCAGTGCCAACTGTTGTGCATGTTGGTCTGACATGGTAGCAATCTCATGGGCTAGTCTAGCCTTCTCATCAGCATCAGGTACTACCTTGTCTAAGATACTTGATACTGGTCCTATGAGAGAAGCTATAATGCTCATTACTTTTTCTTACCTTTAATAACACCACCCTTATTAAAGTTATCAATATATTCCATACCACCATTAACATACTGTCCTGCTAGTCTTACAAGACTTTTAGCAAGAGGTGATTTAGAATCTAAAGTTTTATGGATTCTGCGTAATCGTTTTAAACCTTTTATATCAGTTGCATTCATATCTTTTTTTAAAGCTGCATCATATCTAGTCATATCTAATCACCCACATTTACAGTCGGGGTTGTTACACCCTTTGCCTTTTACAGATGACTTAGTACCATTAACATAGATACCAAACCATGCTGCACCTGCCCCCACAACGACAGAAACAAACCCTGCCTGTGCGTTGTTAGGGTCTGTTAAATTCATAAACCAATTACACGTTTGATAAAACACTATCATATAAGATAGTATTAACATACGTGGCACTATTCTCCAAGCTGATAGTTTTTCTGGTGTCATTTCTTGCCCCCTAAATAATTTACGGTACTACCTGTATCTAGCCGTCTTCTTAGCCACCTTTTTGGGTTGGGCAACATGTTGTTTGCCCTTACCCTTACCCAATCTCTTAGCCTTACTGGTTGCAGCATATTCAGAGGAAGATAGATTCTTGATAGCATTAGCAGGAAGGTAACGCTCACCAGTTGCTTTTGAACCCTGCGTAGAAGGTTTACCACTCTTGGTTCTCCACTTTTGTTTACCCCAATCCTTAAGACTCTTCTGAGACTTTGCGAGTGCCATTACTTCTTTTTCTTCTTTACAGCACCACCTTTAGCCATGCCCTTCTTCTTCATTGCACCGCCTTTAGCCATACCTTTCTTCTTCATCATGCCACCCTTATTCATCTTACCCTTACCGTCTGCAGCAAAAGCAGGAATCATCTTACCATTTTTTTTAACCATCGGTAGTTTTTTTGCAGCCATCTTATTTCTCCTCATTATATAAGTTATCAAATACTCGTTCAGTATTCCAGACGTAATCAGTTTCTAGTTTAGAATGAAACACATGTTGGTTGGGTCTAAAGTCTGGTGCTCCTTCTCCTGTTTCAAACCATGCAGGGTGCGTTACTCTCACTCTGTTATTGGGTAACGCAACAATGTTACCTGTGTACTTACCTGCGTCCATTAACTCTAGCACATGACTTTGTTTGTGTTGTGCAGGGTCATCAGCTATTTCACTGTCTGTGTAGTCTACAGTAAAGTAATACTTAGCAGGGTAAAATTCTCCATCAACTTTAGCAATCCACGGTGCAGGAGTTGCTCTATTTAAAACATACACAGAGTGGTCATGTGACATACAATCCCAAGGTTGTGCTGCATATACTGGCAGTGGTTCTGCCCATTCTTCTACAGGTGTATCTCCAACCAAAGCTGTAATAGGCAACCTAGCCCACATTGCTCCACCATGTATGTTTGGTTCATCTGTACTATCTGACTCACAACCTGTGAAGATAACTTGAAAACTCAAACATCTGTTTGGCATACTCGTTACTGCTATTACCATACAGTGTAAAAATTCACCATGGTACTGTTCAAAATTACACGTATACTCTCGTCTTACCCATGCCTTGAAGTATGGGATGTTGCTTTGTAAGTAGGGCATTAAGCATTTTCCTTTTCCTTTTGCTTTCTCAACTGAAGCTTTGCTTGTTTTGCAAGTCTCACAACTTCAGTCTTACCCATAACTTTAGCACGTTGTTCCATCACTGTCAAGATTTGAATTTTCCTAGCGTAAGATTTTTTAATCCTCTTGACTTTTGCGATTGTTTCTTTAGCATCTTTTACAGTAGCAAACTTTATACTCACTGTATCTTTTGGATTCTCATCTGTGTACAGTCTTCTGCCACTACCTTTAGGTTTTTTACCAGTTCCTTTTAGAGGGTCTTTTTTCTTTGTCACAGTTATTTAGCTTTTTTACTTGTTATGCCTTTTAAAACTTTGGCTTGACCTGCGTGTAACTTAGAAGCTTTATTTAAACCCTTAATAACTTTTTTAACTTTCTTTTTACTTTGATTAGTTAATGCCATTATTTATAACCCCCACCCTTGGCTTTATATTGTTTGGCAACCATCTGGGCTTTACGTGCAGACCATTGACCTGCACCTCCACCCTTAGAACTTGCTTTAACCTTGGCAACTAAGTTTTTACGCATAGTTGGTTTCGTGTAATTCTTAGCTGCATTTACTACCATTTATTTTATCCCATAAACTCTTGCATATATTTCACTGCGTCCTATACCTAAGTCTTGCAGTTCTCTATCACTAAATCTATATAACTCACCCATTGCTGCTCTACGTGCTCTGGCTTCTTGTGATCGTTTAAACCATTCCTTTAGTATCTTAATCATTGTACTACCTCCTGTGTTTTGTGTACGAGGTAGTTATACCATATCTACTCCTATCTTACTATAGATAGTTATGCATTTCCGTTATGCAGTTGTTGTCTTAGGTACTTCAACTAAAGAAGCTATCACATGTAATCTGTTAGCTGTGGCTGCAGTCACTTTTAAAATATCTCCTGAAACTAAAATTAAATCGCTGGTTAATAATTCTACTGTACCGTTAGCTCCCACTGCCTTAACTTTAAATACACTAAAAACAGAACTACCATTTGTGATAGTTACTGTTATAGTGTCAGCATTGCCTGTATCCTCAGACACCAGTATAGAAGATACAAAGGTTGTCATCAGGGGTGGACAGGTATAGAATGTAGTTGCAGTAGCTGTGGTTAAATCTACTTTAACATTCTTATAACGTGAGGTGCTAAGTACGTTAGCCATTTATTTTTTACGTGCCATACCGCCACCATAAAACATCCCTGTCTTACGCAGGTCTGTCATACCACCTTTAGCATAACCCTTTTTCTTTTTACTCATGCCACCCTTATTCATAGCCATACCAGTAGTAGGGTTGATTTTCTTTTGATCCATGGGCATCATGCCACCCATTGAGTATCCTTTTTTCTTCATTTTCATTTTGGTTCTCCTACCATTTGACTTTATCTGCCCAGTATGCAGCAGACATTTTTCCCTTTTTAATATTCTTAGCGTGTCTCGCCTTGAATGATTTACGCTTTGCTTTCATTCGTGCTGACTCTCCTGCTTTAGGACTTCCTGCAGTTTCAGCACCCTTCTCTCCAAATTTAATTAGCTTGTACTTGCCACCCTCACTTGCCATCACAACGTGAGACTTGCCACTTGGATCATCCCTAAGTCTCTTAGGTTTGTTGACACCCTCAAGTCCATACTTCTTCATCAGCGTTTTGACTCGTTCAGGTATCGCCATAGTGTTCTCTCTTCATGTGTGGCTTGTAAACATCCCTAGCTTCTAGCATACCCTCAAGATACATAGCTCTTTCTACGTGATCCAGTGTGTACAGTACTCCAGTGTCAAGTTGAATCTTCTTTCTAACATAGAATACGTCAGAACGAGGGATGTGGCATCTTCTAAGTCTTACTTCATCTTCATCTGCTAGTGCGTGATAGAACTCTTCTATTACATTATCACTAATGTAAGTTTTAATTTTGGACATGGTACTAGTTATACTCCTAAAGTTTCTTTTGTCAACAAGAAACGACAATAAATCTCCCCCATCTCTAAAATATATTTTCGTTACATTAAGTATACCTTATGTTCTTTAAGTATATACTTATAGGTGGAGGAGATTAGGTATACTTAATGTTACATTAAGTTACTTTAAGTATATTATACCACGATTATACATTATGTCAAGCATTAATTTAACTAATATGTAACAAATATAGGTTTTTCACAGTGTATTTCCCAGAGTTGTTCTTAACATTGCCCCCAGTTGTACATTATGTGGCTGAGAGGCTCTAGGTTGTTCACTGAGTGGGGTCTGGGAGTTATTACATCGTATCATACCTAACGTATCTATTCCCTCCTCAGAGGGGATTTACAAGATGCTCTGTGTATTCTGCATAAATGCCTAAAAAATAGGCAATATAATACAACTGCACGTTTTGTATGCAGAAATACAATGTAGTTAACACTCTGTTTCCCCCTTCTCTGGCAGAGTATGTACATAGTATCTACGTAGGGTAGGGTGGCTCATGCAACCCAGTAGTAAAAATACCACAGTGATGCAACATATTGTAGCTTTCAGGTAACACGTGCAGCTAAACCATTGATTTTAAACAATATCTTATACAATAATACATTCTATTACGTGTAAGTTATTGATTTTACTGGTAGTTTTACAGCCATTGCACGAATTTTGAAGTATTCAAGTATAATTTTTTTGTCGCATATATATAGTCATAAAAATAATTTAAAAAAAAATAAAAATAATTCTTTACATATCTATTTTTTTAAATTAGAACTGTACTCAACAAACAAAAACATTTTAATAACCGCTAAGGCAATCTTTAAAATAAGTTAGTTTGTTAAGACTAAACTAAAAACTTTCATTTAGTATAAAAATGTGAATTATAAGACTAAACACTAAGACTAAAATTAATACTTGACTAACAATACGAATTAAGATTACGATATAAACAAGCGGTAAGAAAGCGGTAGGTTAGAAATAAAAAGATCTTGTATAGACGCTACAAGCCACTCTCTAAGTGATATTAGAAAAGGTACACGCCATTTATTGATTTTGTGGAAACACATGGGCTAACTTTAACGCAATCCTTACGATTGTATTAGGTGTCTTAAAAGGATAATGGTAAACGTAAAGAGCTAAGGTCAATCAGTCTTTACTACCACAGTGCGAGGGATAATTAAGCCACGCTGTTGTCTATCATAGTTATGGTAACACTATGACAAGGCTAGTCCAACAGACGTTATCCTTTAGGTGAATATATAAGCCTATAAATAATGATTAGAGGGTGCAAGGCATAGTGATATGATGACAACTTGCATCCTATAGTTTAAATTAAGTATAACCTCTCAAACTTATGATTGGAAATATTATGAATATACTACAAAAATTTAGCGTAAAAATGATTACTAAAAGAACAAGTAGAAGTCTAAGTAAGCAAGGTCAAAAGCCTGTTTACTTTAACACCCATAAAAATATTAAGGATAGATGGGGTAGCTATATTACTTCTGGTGGTGTGAGTGATAAGGCTTTTCTTGCACTATGTATGGGTGATCAAACGTCATACTTTCCACTTGAAAGTGTGGCAAAAAAGACACCATTTAAAAACAATGCAAAGACAAGAATTAATTTTGTACAGCATAAACAATAATAACTTGACAACTATTTAAATTTAATAGAGGTTATACTTAATTTAAACAAGAGGTGTAATATGACATATACAATATTTTTAATTATAGGTATTGATAGAAGTGTGGGTGACGTACAAGAAAGCGTATACGCTGTTTACCATGATTCAGATGATATTGGTGGTGATATACAAGACGCAATTAATGAGGGTTGGGATGATGTCCAACTTGTAACAAGAGAAGTTGAGGTGTAACATGACTGTAAAAAATAGAAATAATATTGAGAGGGTGTTTAACTTAAGAACACCAGAAGAAGAAAAAGATGGTGTGACATGGTATGCACTAGCACAAGCAGATGCCAGACGCATGGCAATCTATTACAGCATACCCTTAACTACTGCGGTGGGTGTCATTGCGTCACTATCACCTAACAATAAATGGGAACGCAATGTAATAAATGCTAAGGATTTAATAGAGGGATACTTGAACGGAGAACACAAGGAAAGTATCAAAGTTAGCACCTACCATGCAATGAAAGACAAGGCATGGTCTATGCTTGAGGATATGTTAGAGACTGATGAGGATATATTGACTAGGCTTAATGGGCAAAAAATCAAGAGTTTTTACGAGTGTATCATGGGATATGATGCCTGTTGTATAGATGGACATGCCTATAATATTTGGAGATATGAGAGGGTAGGATTAACCACAGATAAAACCAACATAGGCAAGAAATTATACGCAGAAATACAAGGTGATTATGTGAGGGTAGCTAAGAAATTAGATATGAAAGCCTACGAATTACAAGCAATAACTTGGGTAGCATGGAGAAGAATACATGGCATTACGTAAAGAAAGATTCTGGAGTGTAGTACTATTAGATAAGGAACGCTTAGATGGTAGCTATATCTATCTAAAAGTTAAGGCTAATACTAAGGCTGATGTACTACATACATTTCTAGATTACTATGAGATAGTAGACGTAAACTTATTTAATGTGAGGGTAATATAATGGCAACAATGGGTGAGATACAGACACGCAATAGGATTAAGATTGCTGTCTTTGCATACGCTTATGAGTTTAAGAATGATAGCCTTGTAAGTGACGCAGAGTTTGATGAGTTAGCTAAAGAGGTGAAGGCAGGTTTAGATATTGGTACAGGTAATGATAAGCTTGATGACTTCTTTGCTAAAGAATTTGTTACTGATAGTGGAATGTGGATACATAGACACCCAGAATTACACAAGGTGTGTGATATGTACCACACAATATGGAAGGATGAAGTGTGACAATTATGGAACTATACATGGTAATTTTTATAACAGTATTATTATTTTGGAGTGGATGCTTGACAGGTTATATCATAGGTGCTAGACCTTGGGATAGAAGGAGATTTAAACGATGAAAGCATTTTTAATTGACCCAGAACTGAGGGTAATAAAAGAAGTAGAATATAGTGGAGACTATAGAGAAATCTATGCTCTAACAGGGTGTAAAACTTTTGATGTCGTTGGGATACCATTTGGTTCTGATGGCATCTACGTAGATGATGAAGGGTTATACGCTGATGTGATGCACAAGTGGGAGTTTAACTTGCACCACCAACCACCTATAAAGCTAGTCAATAGAGGGCTAGTGCTAGGGTGTGATGATGAGGGTGACAGCATAGAACCTGTAATAAGTCTGGATATGCTACAACATTTTGTAACGTGGGATTGGAGTTGATATGATTATCACAAAGACAAGCACGATGACAGGTCAAACTAACACTATGGAGTTAGATGTAACGCAACAACAGATTGAGCAATGGGAAGGAGGTATGCTCATTCAAAACGCTATGCCTAACTTAACAACAGAAGAGAGGGAGTTTATCATGTCTGGTATAACATCAAGTGAGTGGGCTGTAGCCTATGGAGATATGGAAGAGGTGTATGATGAGGATAGATAGTGGAATAGATAGAGCTTGGGAAGGTTATTGGTTGACACTCAAAGGATTAACGAGTAAAGAAGTAGAAGATATAAACACACTAGTAGAAGCATACAAAAAAATAAAGGGGATTAAAGATGGCTATACCACACTTAAAAATAACAGAGACTATGCGTAACAAGTATTATGCTGACGCTAAGAATGAGGTAATAGATTTTTTTGAGATTGATATGAACTTATGGGGAAGTAACCCTTTGTATTATGTAGGTTGTTATGGTCATCTTGACATGGATGATGTACTCATTAAGTTCTACAAGACAGCCAGAGGTGACAAGCGTATGTCCATACCCAAGCTACGTAAAGTTACAGAGGCAGGTGACTACGTATGGTTTACTGAAGCTAAAGACGGTGAGACTATCTACTACAATATACACATAGGCAAGGAGCTACCCTTTGATAGCGAACAGTATGAGCAACTACAGCAGAGGTTTGGCTGATGGCATTAGATTATAGATGGTACAAGAAAGACTTAGAAGCTATGCGTACATTAACTAAAAGCACTATGCCTTTGGTTAAGCTATGTAAAGATGATGAAGAACTCAAGGCATACAAGGAAGTAAGTAAGGGTATGCGAGGCATAAAGAATATTGAATTTAAAAAAGGAGAATGACAATGGCTAACACAGACAAGAGATACCAGAAGAGTACCACACCCATCCTAGATGATGAGGATAACCATTCGTCACACCATTTAGTTCAAGCACTGTGGTTACAGAGGCAACCTGATTGGCAAGAGGGTGTAACGTGGGAAGATTGCGATGAAGATGTACAAGGCAGATACTACGATGAACGCAGAGAGCAATGTCAGATACGCACTACAGCTAAGTGGGATGCACTATCTGAAGATAGCAGACGTATGCAAATAGAATCCTACAACAATACCGTAGATGCGTTAGACAAGATGATGCACGTAATGTATGGCTTGCAACATCCTATACCAGAGAGCATACGTAAGATAGCGTGTAAGGAGTTTGAGTGGTGATGAACAAGGTACACCCACTAGAGGTACACATCTGTATAGGCATAGCTTTAGTCATTGCCTGTATAGAGTATTGGCTTAATCAAATAGGTATGAGTGGCTTCACTTATGCTTTAATAGTAGGAGACTAATATGTTTTTTGAGAATGAATTACCCATGAACCATGAGCCTAGCTTAGACTACATAGCACAGGCTTGGGCAACTTACGATGTAGAAGGTGGTGAGACATTAAATTTTGACCACGCATATGAAATGTCATGGTCTGCACTTGAATCTGAATTAGAATTTGAGGGATTAAAGATGACTACTGAGTGGTGGGATAGAGGTAGAACATGAAACCATACCACAACGAGGGCTTCTTTAAGGCAGCACTGCTAGTAATCTTTCTACTTGTACCTCTGCCCTACATCATAGGCTACCTAGCGTGGGGAGATCCTTGGGTAGCAACATACAAAGAGATGTTTCACCCTGACAGATGCAGGTATGAGGACAACAAACATAATGTAATAGATAACTGTGAGAAGGAGTAACAGATGGTAGCATGGATGCCAAGCCCAGTGTATAACTATGCTGTAGAGTATGAGGGTGTAAGTTTTAATGACTCTGGTGTGAACACTAGGGTGAGGTCTATATATTTGTACGCAACTAGTGAGCTACACATTAAGCAGATACTAGGTGACTACAAAGTTTTAACAATAGAAAAGTATGAAGGGAAGTAAGATGTATCACATAACGATAGAAAGAAATGATGAGGTAGTAGAGGATTGGCATGGCAAGATATTCTCTGATGAGATAGGTAAGGCTGACAGTATGACTAAGAGTGGTGACACACTGACTGTTGTATGGTCACTGGAATGTCTTGATGGGTATGAGGATACAGATGAAGTGTTGTATCAAAGACACATTGATAAATAAAAATATATTATCAGGGTTGTCACACTTCTGTAAGTGACTGTATAATTACATTAAGTATACTTTAAGTAAGACATTAACTCCTACAACTTAAAGAAAGATAAAACTTTATGTATACTTTATGTAAACTTTAAGTATAACTAGGGTCTTTGTATCCAAGAGGAGATGAAGATGCTAGGTAAAGATGATGATCCATGTGATGAGATGATGCCACCTATACCAAAAAAGAAAGAAGAGAAATGAAATATACGACTAAGGTAAAACTTAAGGATGGCTCTGCTGTCTATCGTTTTAATCCACCCAATGATGCTAAGTCAGCAGGTGTTGTATCACCTAAGACTTTCCACGATGGGAGACAGGCGAGACATGAAGTACCAAAGCTTGTAAAGATTGTTGATGACTTCAGAAAGGGTAACATACTTGTTGGTACTCTAGGTGTTAAGAGTAACCTAAGACAGGTGACAGCACACTACCTTAACACTGGACAGTTTAATTCTTTGTCGTCAAGGACTAGGAAGACCTACGAGTATGGCTTTGCAAAGATCAATAGCACTAAGCTGTTTGCTAGGGAGTTAGGTGACATAACTGTCAAGGCTGTCACATCTGCTCACTGCACAGAACTCTATGAGATTTGGGTTAGGAACGTGAGTGTTGACCATGCTAACCAACTGTCAAGAATCTTCTCAGTCCTATTAAACTTCTGTCGTTCCATTGAACTGATAGACACCAACCCAATGTCTAGGGTTAAGAAGCGTTCACACACACCTCGCTCTGTAGTATGGACTAAGCCACAGGTAGAGCTATTCATTGAGACTGCCTTCTCTCAATTTAAGTGGAGAAACATTGGACTACTGGCACTCCTTGCCTACGAGTGGGGACAAAGACCCATTGACATTACTCTACTTGAGTGGTCTAGCATAGATTTTGATAAGAAGATGGTAACAATCAAGCAGACTAAGCGTGGTGCTACAGTAATGTTACCCATTGAGGATAAGATAATGGAGCTTATGGTACAACAGTTAGGTGATTGGGATTGGCAGAAGTATGTTATACCTCACCAGAGACCTTCAGATGGGGCATACAGACCTATACCATCAGGTCAGGTATCTACCCTAGCAAATGAGGTTAAGGCTGAGTGTGGGCTACCTTCAGACCTACATATGGGAGACCTACGTAAGACTGCCATCACTGAGTTAATTGAGAGTGGAGTTGATGCACTGGCAATCATGCACGTAACAGGGCATAAAAATGTACAGAGTCTTAACCCATACAACAAACACAACTATGAGACTGCAAAGTCTGCACTAGATATAAGGAGAGGGTGATTGGCAAAGTATCAAACTTATATTAATAAAGAAGAAGCAATAGAGTTAGGTTTACCAGACCTAAGAGGCACAGTAAATAAAAAAGGTTATAAATTTTTACACTACGCTATGTCTAGACTTAGTGGTAAGGTATGCACAGTATACGAGAACCCTAACTTTAGATCAAATAAGTGCAGTACTGCAAGAAGAAAAAGAAAAACATTAAGGGAGTTTACAACTAGGGTTAAGATGAGGTTTGGTTGCAGAGAATGTGGGTATAAAAAACACCCTGCTGCTTTACATTTTAATCATTTAAATCAAGAAACAAAATCTACAAATGTAAGTAGGATTTCAACTTGGATGAAGCTTAAAAATGAAATTAGAAAATGTGAAATTCTTTGTGCTAATTGTCATGCTATACACAGCGTAGAAAATAAACACCACTTAAAATTTAACCACACTATACATGAGGAAACATAATGTTTACAACAGCACTCGTATGTTTAGCAATGAACGTATACTGGGAAGCTAGGTCACAATCTACAGCAGGTCAAATTGCTGTGGCACAGGTTGTAATCAACAGGGTAAATGATAAAAGATACCCTGACAACGTGTGTGATGTCGTTACACAGGCAGTAAGACATTCGGGTAGTGACCTACCTGTAAGGCATAAGTGCCAGTTCTCATGGTATTGTGACGGTCTGAAGGACAATCCTACTGACGATTCAGCTTGGGCAAAGGCACTGCTTGTGGCTGTAACTGTACATGACGGTAAGACTATTGATATGTTAGAGGGTGCAACACACTACCACTCCACCTCTGTGTATCCTGATTGGGCAAGCACAAAGACAAGGACATCAAGGATAGATGACCACATATTTTATAGATGGGAGAAGTAGATGATTAAAGTAACTTATATGGAACATATGGGGTCTGACCTGAGTGTAGTAAATGCAGCAAGGGTTAGCTTCAACAACTGGTCTAACTCATTTGATATGAGTAAAGAAAGAAACATTAAGCTTATCAAGTACTTAGCTAAACACAAACACATGTCACCCTTTGGTCATTGCTTTGCTAAATTTCATGTACGTGCCCCTATCTTTGTAGCTAGGCAGTTGGTCAAGCATAAGTTCCTACGTTGGAATGAGATGAGTAGGAGATACGTAGACACTACACCTAACTGGTACAGACCAGACATGAATGATGAGAACACTGCACTCTGGAGAAAGCAAACAAAAGATAAGAAGCAGGGCAGTGGTGGTGTATTAGAATCTGAAACAGAACAGAGCCTTGCCAACTTTGAGTTGAACCATGTAATTGCTGAAGCTATGCAAGCCTATCAGAGACTATTAGAGATGGGTGTGTGTGAGGAACAGGCACGTATGGTGTTACCTTTATGTCACATGACTGAATGGTATTGGTCTGGTAGTCTTGACGCATTCGCTGACATGTGTATACTTCGATGTGCAGAAGATGCTCAAGTAGAAAGCAGAATGGTAGCAGACGATATTAGTAGAGAGATGGGAAAGTTATTCCCTGTATCATGGAAGGAATTAATGAATGAGTGATAACCCACATCAGGCATGTCCATTTGAAGACTGTGGATCATCAGATGCATTCAACTGGAATGACGATGGGTATGGATTCTGTCACAGTTGTGGGGAATCTTACCCTACTAAAAAGAGAATAGGCATATTTGATTGGGTAAGAGAGAGCTACCCTGTAAAACAGAAGGTGAATGTAATGCAAGTAGAAGTTAAAGGTATGACGTTTGATAACATCAGGGGTATCAACCCAGATGTATGCAAACTGTATGGCATACAGGTACAGACAGGTGCAAACGGTGAGCCTGTAAGGTATGCATACAAGTACCCACACACCGTCAAGTACAGAGACTTCAACGATAAGTCTAAGACTTGGATTAAAGACAGGGGTGTAGGTATGAATCACCTATTTGGACCTGAGTTTAACTCCAACTCTTCCAACAAGATATACATAACAGAGGGAGAGTTTGATGCTGCAAGTCTCTACCAGATACTAGGTCAGAAATACTTTGTGAAGTCACTACCTTCTGCATCTATTGGTGAGAAGTTTATCAAGCAGAATTATGATTACCTCAACTCTTTCAAGGAAATAATCTACGCAGGGGAACTTGATGATGCAGGTAAGCGTAGTGCAGAGAAGATATATGAAGCCTTCCCTGCTAAGTTATACTTTGTACCTATGTCCAAGCACAAGGATGCTAACGAGTTCTTGATGGCAGGTGATAGTGAGGCACTCAAGTGGACTGCATTGAAACCACAACGCTACTCACCTGACAACTTCTTTTGTTCTGATGAGGAAGTTGAACAGGCGATAAGGACTGAGAGTCCATACCAGTACACACCAACAGGTCACACAGGACTTGACGATAAGATCAGGGGCATTGTCAAGGGTGGCTTAACTTTTCTCAAAGCACCAAGGGGTACAGGTAAGACAGAGGTGATACGATACTTTGAGACAGGGCTACTGTCTAACCCTGATACACGCATAGCCCTGCTACACATGGAAGAGATGAAGTCTACAACCTACAGAGCAATGGCAACGTACAACCTTGGTGTTAATGTTAGGACTGAGGACGATGCAAAGGAGAATGGTATCTCTGAGGATGACGTAGTGGCTGCTGCTAAGTTAGCTACACAGGGTGAGCGTACCATAGTCTTTGAGATGAGGTCACATGATGATCCACTCAAGCTACTAGAGTACACTAGACTTGCAGCTACTGTCTACGGTGCAGAGTACATCTTTGTAGACCACGTTCAAAGACTAGCCTACCTCAGTCAGGCAGGTGTAGATGGTGCTACCTCAGTACTCACATCACTTGGAGCTAGGATGGCACAGCTATCTAAGGAGTTGAACATAGGTGTGGTATTAATATCACAGGTTAATGATGATGGACGTACCAAATATGCATCATCTCTTGAAGAAGAAGCAATCATTTGTATAAAGATTGAAAGAGATGTTGACAGTGATGATGAATTAGTTCAGAATACAACTAACTTTATTGTTGATAAGAACAGACCCTTTGCAAAGTTGGGTAAGGCAGGTAGTGTTTACTATGATCCTGAGACTACGTTGCTTACTGAAGAGTCAGGGGGTACAGAAGATAGGATGGTTGCATGATAATATTTGACGCAGAAGCAGATGGTTTACTTGATCGTGCCACTAAGATACACTGCTTCTCTTACTTAGATGGAGAAGAACTAAAGACACTGCATCACTATGATGACATGAGGCATCTGTTAGTAAATGCAAAAGGTTTGCTAGGTCACAACATTATTCGCTACGATGTACCACTCTTGAATAAGATACTTGGTATTAAGATTACAGCTAGGTTATTTGATACACTTCCTATGTCGTGGGTACTCAATCCACTACGCAGTAAGCATGGCTTGGATAGTTTCTTCCCTGACTTTGGTATTGAGAAACCTAAGATAGATGATTGGCACAACCTATCACCGACTGACTACGCTCACAGATGTGAACAGGATGTACTGATTACACAAGCCTTGTGGAACAATCTACTGAAAAGATTTATGTTTCTCTACAAGGACAAGGTAAAGCTAGACAAGTTCTTTCGTTACCTTGAGTTCAAGATGGACTGTGCTAATGAAGCAGAGCAACAGGGTTGGAAGTTAGACACTGACTTGGCAATCAGTTGTGTTGATAAGATAACTAAGCTACAGGAAGAGAAGGTAGCAGAACTTATAGAGGTTATGCCCATGCGTAAGCTGACTAAGGTACAGACTAAACCTAAAGTTTGCCACAAGAAGGATGGCTCACTGTCTGCTCATGGTGCAAGATGGTTTGGTTTACTAGATGAGTATGGACTACCAGACGGTTACAACGGTGATGTTACAGTGACTAAGGGTGCAGAAGAAGCTAACCCTAACTCCACTGAACAGGTAAAAGATTGGTTAACTTCTTTAGGTTGGAAGCCATGTACATACAAGTACAATAAGAACAAGGAGACAGGTGAAGAGAAGAAGGTATCACAGATACGAAAGAATGGTGAGCTAACCAAGTCAGTACGTTTACTTATCAAAGACAGCCCTGCTGTTGAGGTACTTGATGGTCTGACAATACTCCAACACCGCCTCAGTATATTCAAAGGCTTTGTTGAGTGTGAACATGATGGTTACGTAAGAGCAGAGATAGATGGACTAACCAACACACTACGCTTTAAGCATAAGAAACCATTGGTTAATTTACCTAGTGTGGACAAGCCTTGGGGTAGAGAGATACGCAGTTGCTTGGTTGCACCAGAAGGTTACACACTCTGTGGTGCTGACATGACATCACTTGAAGATACAACTAAGAGACACTATATGAAACCCTATGACCCTGAGTATGTAGAGGAAATGTCAAGAGATGGCTTTGACCCACACCTTGACCTTGCTAAACATGCAGGTGTGATTACACAGGGTGATATAGACAAGCATGTGAGTGGAGAGAAGGACTTGAAGCCACTGCGTAAGAACTTTAAGGTGGTTAACTATTCTGCAACTTACGGTGTTGGTGCAGCAAAACTATCAAGAGAAACAGGTATGTCAGTGCAGGAATCACAGAAGTTACTTGACGCATACTGGCAACGTAACTGGTCAGTCAAACAGTTTGCTGAAGAACAGAATGTTAGAGAGATAGGTGGTGAGATGTGGATACAGAACCCTGTGAGTAAGTTCTGGCACAGCCTACGGTACAAGAAGGATGCCTTCTCCACCATCAACCAAAGCACAGGTTCTTATTGCTTTGATAAGTGGGTAGCATTCTACCGTATCAAGAGGTCAAACATTGTGGGTCAGTTCCACGATGAAAGTATTAACGTAGTTAGAAAAGGAGAAGAGCAACAGCATACAAGTGTACTGAGTTGGGCTATCACTAAGTTGAATGAACAACTCAAGTTAAATGTACAGTTAGGTATTGATGTACAGTATGGAAAAAACTATGCAGAAATACATTAAAGTACTTGCATTATAATTATTAATCGTGTTAGAATAAACTTTCAATAAATTAGGAGACTAAAAATGGCTACAAGAAAAGTAATATTAACTGGAATAGGTGAGTGGGCAAAGGTTTTTGAAGAGAACCGTGACACTAAAGGCTATGAAGGTGCATACGAAGTGTGTGATGGAGCGTGTACCATTGACATGATACTTGATGATGACAACATGAAGAGGTTGACAGCATCTAGGTCTATGAAGAAGGGAACACCAGACCCTGAAGGTAGAGGAACTAAGGTTAGACTTGTACGTAAGTTTGATACTGGTAGGGATTGGGATAGTGGTGCTCCTGTAGTGACCAAGGCTGATGGTACTAGGTGGAACTACGATGAAGATGGTACGATTGGTAATGGTTCTACCATCCAAGTTACCCTCTCTGTCTACGACACTAGCCGTAAAGCTATTGTAGGTACACGACTAGACAGGGTAAAGGTTATAGATCATGTGGAGTACATTGCTCCTGATGATGTAGATGAGGTAGTTCCACCACATTCACCACCACCTCTGACTCAAGTCACAGCAGGGAGCAGAGAAAATGCGGAAGAAATACTCTTCTAAACCCAGAAACCTTGAGGCTAAAGAACTTTGGACAACCAAGTATAGCCTCAAGGTTATCCCTCTTAAGATCAAGAAGCTCTTTAGAAAAAGAAAACATAAGTTAGGACTTAAAGAATGAAAACAATAAAGACTCTTGTAAAAGATATGTACAAAACCTTAGAGGGTAAGGGTGAGTGGAATGAAATACGCAGTAAGACTTTGGCTGATGGCATCTCTGTTCTATCTAATCAACGTTTCAGTAAACCTCAAGAACCCAGAGGTTATCTATCTCTTTCTTCTATTGGTACTCCTTGTAAACGTAAGCTCTGGTACAAGGTAAACAAGTCAGGAGAGGGAGAGAGCCTAACACCTAACACTCTACTAAAGTTCTTCTACGGTGATATGATAGAGGAGTTGATACTAGAACTAGCGAAAGCCAGTGGGCATGACATAAAAGGGCAGCAAGATAGACTCAATGTTCATGGTATCAAGGGGCATAGAGATGCAGTGATTGATGGTATGACAGTAGATGTTAAGTCCTGTAGCACCTACGCATTTAAAAAGTTTAAGGAAGGAAAACTTAGAGATGATGATCCATTTGGATATATATCACAGCTTAGTTCCTACGTCTACGCAGGTAAGGATGACCCACTTGTTACTGACAAAACACATGGAGCTTTTTTGGCAGTTGACAAACAGAATGGACATATTTGTTTGGATGTATATGATTTTACTGAGGAGTTAAAGACTAAACAAAAAGAAATGTTAGCAGCAGCAGAAATGGTTAAGAACGACATTCCAGAAGAAAGAATAGATGCTGTACCACAGTCTAAGACAAGCCCCAATACAAAGCTAAGTATGCAGTGCAGCTACTGTGAATACAAGTATCTTTGTTGGGATGAGGTGAGAACATTCATCTACTCCTATGGACCTGAGTATTTAATTAATGTCGTTAATGAACCTAAAGTACCAGAGGTGTTCCATGACTAAGACTAGGACAGGTAAGGCAAAGGGTAGGCTAGGTCAACAAGAAGTTAGGGATACACTACTTAAAACTTTTTATGAATTACACCCTGACGATATAAAGAGTACAGTTATGGGAGATACAGGAGAAGATATACAACTCTCTCCTGCTGCTAGAAGACTTATACCACTGTCTATAGAAGTTAAAAGACGTAAGGAAGGTATGAAAACTGCATACGGTTACATAGAACAGGCAGCTAAACATAATACAGGAGAGCCTGTAGTATTCTTTAGGTCAGACAGAAAGCCTTGGATAGTTATGGTAGGTATGGAACACTATATGGATTTGATTAGAACTTGGGGAGTTAGTAAATGAGTACTGTAAAGATATGGGCTGTTACTGAAGGTCCAAAATCTATAGATGAAGTAGACTATGATGATAACTTTGCAGAGGATCATCCAGAAGGTTGTAATTATTTTACTGTGTGCAAGGTAGAAAAAAATGGTAAGCTTGAAGACCATGAGTTTTGGTTTCCTACACTGACCAACGCTCACGAATTTAAAAACTATATAGACTCTCATATGGAAGCTGTTGAGTTAGATGATGAGGGTATATTAGACTATCAAAATTATGGAAATATAAATTGACATTTAAAGTATATGGAGTATAACTATGGGTTTACGTTATGAGATATTGATGACGATAGATATTGAACCTACTGCAAACTTCTTAGAAGTAGAGGGGGTTAGTGATTTTAATGTTATAAAAGAAACAATACAGTCAGCACTGTATGATTTAGATGATGTAGATATAGAAGATTTAGATGTAACAAGGAGATTAGATGAAATATACAATGAAGATTTACAGTCAGGAAGTAGAAAAATTAATTATAACAGAGCCTAGAAATAGGTTGTTAGAAAATACATTAGGTCTTGGAGAGGAAGCAGGTGAGGTACTTGGTAAGATCAAGAAGCTTGTCAGAGACAAAACTTATTCTAAAGAAGAAATTATTAAGGAACTAGGTGACTGTCTCTTTTATGTCACTGCTATAGCAAACTATCTAGGTGATGACTTACAGGCTGTAGCAGATGCTAACATGGCTAAGTTAAAAGATAGAAAGAAGAGAGATGTAATCCAAGGGTCAGGAGATAATAGATGAACAACATGTTACCATCAGACTACCAAAACTTTATAGCTACATCACGTTATGCACGATGGCTAGACGATGAAGGACGTAGAGAAACGTGGAGTGAAACTGTGTCACGCTACGTAAACTATATGCATGACAAGGTTAAGTTCTCTAAGGAAGACAAGTCTGAGATTGAACAGGCTATCTTAGGGCTAGATGTTATGCCAAGCATGAGAGCCTTGATGAGTGCAGGTACAGCTTTAGAGAGAGACAACACAGCAGGATACAACTGTAGCTACCTACCAGTAGATGACCCTAAGTCTTTTGATGAGGCTATGTACATCCTACTGTGTGGTACAGGTGTAGGCTTCTCAGTTGAGCGTCAGTACATTGACAAGCTACCTGAGATACCAGAGAAGATGTTCAAAAGCGACACTACAATAGTTGTTAAGGACAGCAAGGAAGGTTGGGCTAAGTCACTACGTATGCTGATAGCGTTACTGTACGCAGGAGAGATACCCTCTTACGATGTCAGCAAAGTTAGACCTGCAGGAGCTAGGCTTAAAACATTTGGTGGCAGAGCCAGTGGTCCTGCACCTCTCGTAGACCTATTCAAGTTTACTATCAACCTGTTCAACAACAATGCAGGTAAGAAGCTCACAAGCTATGACTGCCACTCTCTTATGTGTAAGATAGGTGAGGTTGTGGTTGTGGGTGGTGTACGTAGGTCAGCTATGATTAGCCTGAGTAACCTCTCAGACATACGTATGAGACAGGCTAAGTCTGGACAGTGGTGGGATACTGCACCTCACATGGCACTCTCTAACAACTCTGTTAGCTACACAGACAAGCCTGACGCAGAGACATTCATGCGTGAGTGGACATCTCTGATTGAATCTAAGTCTGGTGAACGTGGTATCTTCAATAGAGTAGCTGCTAAGAAACAGGCTGCTAAGAATGGAAGGAGAGATGCTGACCATGAGTTTGGCTGTAACCCCTGTTCAGAAATAATATTACGTCCATACCAATTTTGTAATCTTACTGAGGTAATCATACGAGCTACAGATACCTTGGCTGACTTAAAACGTAAGGTACGTATAGCTACTATCTTGGGTACAGCACAGGCTACACTCACTAAGTTCCCTTACTTGCGTAAGATATGGAGTACAAACACAGAGGAAGAAAGACTACTAGGTGTATCTCTTACAGGTATTATGGACAATCAGTTGACCAATGGCAGACAGGAGTTCATATCACATGAAGGAAAGTTGAGTACTATACTACCTAGATTAAAACAGGAAGCTGTAGATACAAATAAAGAGTATGCTAAGAAATGGAAGATACCTCAGTCAGTAGCTATCACCTGTGTTAAACCATCAGGTACAGTGTCACAACTCTGTGACAGTGCGAGTGGCATACATGCTAGACACAGCAACTACTACATCAGGACTGTACGTGGTGACAACAAAGACCCACTGACACAGTTTATGATTGACCAAGGTATACCTAGTGAGCCTGACGTAATGAAGCCTGATGCTACTACAGTGTTTAGTTTTCCTATGCAGTCACCTGAAGGTTCAGTCACACGTAATGACATGACAGCTATCCAACAACTACGAATGTGGATGGCATATCAAGAGCATTGGTGTGAGCATAAACCTAGCTGTACTGTAACAGTACGTGACCACGAATGGGTAGAGGTAGGTGCATATGTTTACAATCACTTTGATGCAATGTCAGGTGTATCATTCTTGCCACACTCTGACCATGTTTATCAACAAGCACCATATCAAGACTGTACTAAAGAAGAGTATGATGTTATGATTAAGTCTACTAACACCAACATAAATTGGGATAGACTGATGGACTATGAGAAGGAAGATACTACATCAGGCAGTCAAACTTTTGCTTGTAGTGGTGACACCTGTGAAATTGTAGACATAGGGGCATAGTATGACAGTATTTAAGTGGGGGATAGAGATGTGTTCCATGTGTGGTTATCTTCTTGATGACAACATGGAATGCCCTGAGTGTGAAATATGTAATGGAGATAAAATGAATAAGCAAATGACAGCAGAGAATGTATTTAAAACTAACAACTTTGACACAGTAACGAAACCAATTCACTACAATCAGAGTGGCATAGAGTGTATTGATGCTATCAATGCAATGACTAACACAATGAATGGTACGTCAGCTTACATGGCAGGTAATGTCTTGAAGTATGTATGGAGACATGAGTATAAGAATGGACTAGAAGATTTGGAGAAGGCACAAGTGTACTTGGGGTGGTTGATAGAGAACTACAAGAAGGTACACAAGTAGTTAGTCTATTGTGTTGCTATATTTTGCAAACCTAAACTAATTGTTTCATATTCTTTCATATAATAAAGTATATTTTGTAGTACTTGTACAGCATCTTCTCTTTTTAGAATAGCATCCATATCATCTTCAAGACCTAGAAACTTAAGTGCAAAATCTCTTTTTACTTTTGAACCCTTAGTCACATCCCTAAGTAAACTGAGACTTGGTGGTGTTTGTGCATTTAATATTTCTAAAGTTCTTTTCTTTAATTCTTCCTTAAGCCCACCCTTACCAAGTATAATTTCTCTCTTCTGATCTAAATCTAATTTACCAAAAGTAGGATACTTTTTTAAAGTTTCTATAGCTAACTCTTCAAAGATGGGTGCAGCTATAGTATTCATAGCATTTTTTACTCTAGCATCTCCTTGCCAGTTAATAAAATCCCAAGTCTTTAAACCTATTTGATTTAATAAAACTTTTCCATACGTTAATTTTTGAGAGTTTCTTGAACCTAAAAACTTTGCTAAGTCAGGACGATACTCTGTACCTGAAGTAATACTTCCTTTAAGTTCAGGTTTTTCATACATCTCTGAGTAAGGTATCTCCATATCAAATATGTTAAGTCTATCCTCTGGTATTAGACCCTCTATATATTTTGTAGCAGTGTTATAATTAATTGCACCCTGTTTTAAATCAAAGTTTGTATGATTACCATTTAAAACATTTGCAACTGTACTAGCAGGTTCAAATCCTCTTGATGCACCTTGAGCAATTCTAGCAAAAAGAATTGGAAGTCTATCTAAAAGAAATTCTGTTCCACTATCTACCCTACCATCTGCAATATCTTTCATCGTAGTACCTAGTGCTTTATATAATCTATCTACCTGTCGTATAGCTGATCCACCTAATTGTAATCCTAGTTCTTCAACTAACTCAAAGGGTATGTTTTTAGGATTAAAATTTTGTGCAAAGTATTCTTCGTAATCAGCTACAGTATTTAACTTACTTAAATCTTGTTTTAAATTTCTACCATCTCCAGATAAACCATGTGCAATCATCTGTGCAATCAACTGTCCTTGATTTATATTCCAATCAAATTGAGAATCATCTAAACTACCATCTGGTCTAATATTTTCATTATAAGCTCTACCCTCAGTAACTTTATTTATAGCAGAGTTTGTACCCACAACAGTAAATAAACCAACTGTACCCCAACCTGCCATAGTTTTTCCTATAACTGCTGTAGCTTCTTGTGTTACAGGGTCTAACTTTTTTCTTAATGCTTTGTGAGACATGTATCTTATAGCTTGTATACCTGATGTATCTGCAAAGGTAGCAAGAACAGTATTCATAAAACTTCCAAAGGGTATCCCAAAACCTACAACTGTTTTATTAGTAGCATATTCTAAACCTTTAGCTAGTTCTAACATTATAGTCGAACCATGTTTAGTTTTTAGTGTACTCCAATTAACAGAAGCAGTTTGCATTTTTGTTCTGTGAGCACTTTTTTCTAACAACTGCATAAATTTTGGTGTCATCATTTCTACAGCAATATCATCTCTGTCAAAAAATTTTGAAGGAGAAACTCCATATGTCTTCATAATATTAGAGTTTACATTATTACCAAAAGCCCATAGTTTAGTTAGCTCATCTTGAAGTCTAACTAAGGCTACAGTTTGCATGAGTTTAGTACCGCCATCTACTATATTAATAAATGTATCTTCACCTGGAAATAACTTAGATTTGTCATCCATGTTATACAATGTTTTAGAATCAAAAGCACCACCATCTCCACTTATGTCTCTAAACAACTGTCTTTTAAAGTGTGGAATTCTTTCTAGTATATCTCTAGAAAACTTTATTTCTAAGTCTGGTGTAAAAACAGAAACACCTCTTCTTATAGCACCAAGAAAATTACCATACATTTGATTGTGATAATATTCTGGTGCTTTTACACCATCAATTATTTTGTTAGGGTCAAATGTTTTATAAAAAAGTGACTGACTCATATTTAAAACAGAGGTATTAATTTCTGAAGCTGCATCTAATATAGTAAGAGCTTTAAAACCTTTTATGTTTGAACCTGTTGTTGCAGGGTGAGAGGTTAGTAATCTTTTAAATATTGATAAAGCCCACTGCATTCTTGCAGGACTAGTATCTAAACCACCGTCATTTAGTAATACCTTTAAAGCATCTTCTGGATCACCTATTTGAGTATTTAATTTAAAGAAAGCTTGAGAAGATATGTTTTGAATTGCACCTGCTTCAGATGCTGTTGATATAAATCGAGCACCCATTCTTTTAGCGAGAGTTCCTTTTGTATCTTTTTGTGTTAGTCTAAGTGGTCTGCCAGTTTTATCTTCAAACTTCTTAACAATCCTTTCAAGTACTTCTTCTGGTAGATATTCAATAGTTTCTGCTAAAATACCACTTACTTTTTTATCTTGTAACATCTCTTTATGAAATAAAAATCCTGCTTCTTGTAATACAGAAACATAACCTTTAGTAATAACTTTACCTTTTTCATCTACGGTGTCAGTAAAAAATTCTTTAAAAAATCTTTTAGTGTTTATTAAATCTAATTCAAAAGGGTCATATGATTTTTCATTTTTTAATAATACAATAGCTTTTTCTTTTGCTTCTTCCCAACTCTTTAATTTAGATGGATCACCTACAATATTACCAAAGTTTTCATCTACATATTTAATCATTTGTGGGATAAACGGCTTAACCTTATCGTCTATAAGTTGTTTAGCTTTTTTACCACTTACTTTTATCTTATTGTCTATATCAACATAACCTAGCCAACTATCTTTTAAACCATCTGATCTTCTTAATTCCTTAAGACTTTGATTAGTTGCTATGTATGCAGGTATAACCATAGTCGCTAAGGCAGATAACATTACTCTACTCTTATCAATTTCTTTTTGATTACCTACATTAATTAATTGTGATTGCTCTCCAATATCTAAAGCAATATTCATAACTAAGTCTGGTAGAGAATAAGTACCTGCTGCTAAGATAGACTCTCTTCTACCTACAGATTTTAAAACATTTTGCCTAGCAACTTTTACAGGTACTCCCTTAGTTAACATAGTTTTATAGTAACCCTGCATTAACTTTGTTACACCTGCAGCAGCAGCTTTTTGTCCTGCTCCAAAGAGTACTTTACCTACTCCAAGAGTTACTATATTAAGAGGATCATGTACAGCAGACCTACTATAATCCCAGAGTGCATCTCCCATTTCTCCCCAAGAACCACGACCAGTTATAGCATTATCCATTTTAGACCAGAGATGATAAGCTCCACCCATCTGACCTTTTTCTTTTTCATCAGCGTATAAACCTGCAATAAGTTCATTAGCTACAGTCACAGAGTTTAATGAATTAAAAAGTCTCATCCAATTTTTATAATTTTCATAGAGTTCTTCTTTACCCATGTTTGCATAGTCTCTACTATTACCACCCATAGGAGCACCTGCTAATGCAGTTGTATACCCTGCAAGTTTACTTACTAGTGTAGGAGAAAATCTAGCCTGTAATCCTGAACGTATAGTCTCTACAAAAACTTCATCATTAAGTAAATCTTCTTTAGTCAAAGTGCCTTGATAATAATCTTCTTGAATTAAAGGTCTATCAACAATAGGATCACCTACTTCAATGTCACTACCTCTAATATTTACAGTTTCTGCTGTACCCCTACCACTGAATGCACGACTTCTTGCTTTATTATTTATGTACTCTGGTAAATTTATTACATTATTTTTACTGCCTATAGTAGTTAAAGAAGGTGCATTTATAGGTACTATATTACTAAAGTCAATATTACCTACAGGTATATTACTAGTATCTATTACTCCACCATAATCAATAGGGGGTGGAGCAGAGTTTTTTAAATAGTCAGTAATGACACCAGTAGGATAATCTTTTTTAATCTCAGGTGCATCCACTATAAAATCTGAAGTAGGTTCAATAACAACTTCTTCATTGTCAATAACAAACTCTTCTACATTATTTAAATTAATATTACCTACAGGATAATTCTCTGCCATATAATTTACCTTCTATTATCTATTAAAAGCAGGTGTTGTAAATACAGTATTACCATCATCATCTGCTTGAGATTCAGGAACTCTAACTCGTTGACCTTCTCTAACCATACCTATCTTATATAGATACTCTAAAAATGATAAGCTTGGTACAAATAATATAGCATCGGGTATTGTTAAATTTATATCAGGGTTTGTATTTGGGAATTTAAATTGAGAAAACGCTTGTTTCTGTTGTTCATAAAAACTATCTGTGCCATAAAGTTCATATACAAGTTTATTACCTTTTTGAACAGTACCAATATTTTTAATCTGTAAATTTCTTTTACGCATCCAAGCTTCTAGTTCGTTTTCTGCATCAGAAAAAGGTTTACCTTCTCTTCTTTTTCTTTCAAAACTTGCTAAAGTATTACCTATCATATTTGATTCATAATCAATTCTATTTTCAATTTGATTAAAAATATTTGTTTTTATTTGATTAAGTTTCTCTGGACCTATTAGTGGTCTCTTAGGATTAACAGTACCTATATTTATCATAGTAGTTATTTTATTAAATAAACTAGAATCTTCTAATTGTTTTCTAACTTTATCTCCTGCTGTTCCAACTAAAGAATCTACAAGTCCTTGTACACCACTAAAGTCTAGTTCAACTTCATTAGTAACTAATTTATTTAAAATATCTGTTATTTGATTTGTATTAAGAACATAGTCTCCAGTATTTTTAATATTAGCTGCTTCTAAAGTTCTAATAAAATCATGTAAAGTTTTCCCTGTATCTTTATGTAAATTTGTTTTTGCTAATAGTTCTGCAGCTTTAGGTTTAAAGTCTTCGTATTCGTTTAGTATTATACCAAAATATTCTTTGTTTGTTTTTAGATCAGTACTAGTACCAGTTCCAGTTCCAGTTCCAGTTCCAGTTCCAGTTCTAGTACCAGTATTGCTAATAAGACCTGCTTTTCTTAGTTCTCCAAGAGCATCTACTACATTTTTATTTGTTTGATAATCTATAGTTTGTTCTAGAGTTTTTAACTGAAGATCATAAGTTTTTTGTTTAAACTCTGAAGCTTCTTCCTGTAACTTAAAGGCTTGGTCATATCTTTCCTGTTCCTTAAGTTCCTTAGAGTAGTCTTCTAATCCTTGCCATCTAAACCATCCCATTAAACTACCCTTTCCATTAAGCCTTGTTCTTTTGGTAATGGTTCTTCTGCTACAACAGGCTCTTCTAATTGAGTAACTTCTGTTTCTTCTGTAGGTGTATCATAATTTACATTACCACTAGCAATATCTTTTTGTACTTCTCTTATTATTTTTTGAGCCTCTGCACTAATTCTAGATTTCTTTATTATATCTTTTTCTTTTCTATTATCTATCCCCTCATCATACTCTATACCTGCAGCTTCAACAAGACCTTTTATTGCTTCATGCAATACAGGAGCTATGATTATACTTATATCAATAGAATGTAAACCTTCTGCTACAGCACTTCTAAGTAAACCCTCATTTAAAGTTTTTATATCTACACCCTGTTGAACAAAATGTATGATATCTTCTACAGCATCTGGATCATTTAAATTTTGTAAGTGTATTTTTAAAGCTTCTTCAGGGTCTGAAGTTTGTGGGGGTCTTTCATAAGCAGCACCTTTAGGGGGAGCAGTTAAAGATTGACCTGGGATAGGACGATCAAACTGAGCCATCTAACATCTCCTTTAGTTTTAAATTTTTTCTTACAACATTTGTAAAAGCGTCCTGTTGAAATGTATCAAGACTAGGTTTTTCTTCTACCTTTTCTTTTTTATTAGGTTTATTAAACAAAGAATCTTTAGGTGGTGTAGGAGTTGTTTTATTTAAGTACTCCCCACTCCTCAATTCTAACAATCTTTTTTCGTACTGTAAAGACATTACCATTTTTTAGTCACTCCCAATATTTAAAAATCCATCATCGCCAAATATATTTAAACCTTTATTACCAAACAACATCCTTGCAAAGAAGCCAGTCTTAGCTGCACCCTCTGCAGCATCTGCTTGTTCTCTCACACCCTCTAAACTTTTATCTCCAAGGAGAAGGCGAGTAGACCTTTCAAGAGCACTCTCAGATTGAGCAACAGCAAACTGCATAAGGTCTCTTTCTCTCTGCCATATCTGGTCAAGTACTTTATTTGACAACCCATTAACTTGTTTAGCATATTCAAAGTTAGACTGATTAGCTGCAGCAGTATTCATTGTAGTAGAATCTTGTCTCCACTTAGCATTAGCCTGTGCTATTACTGCATACTGTTGAGCATTAAACATCTCTCTCTGGTTTTGTATCTCAGAGTTATACTTAGTCATGGCATTAGCTTCATTAGCATTAAATTGTTTCATTGCATTAGTTTGAGAAGAGTTAAACTGACTAACTTGTGAAGCCATAGATATCATAAACTGGTCACGTTGATTTTCATTTGTAGCATTAAATTGTGCCATAGCATTTTCTGCTGCTGCATCTGTAAGTATAGAGTTAGCTAGTGTCTGCTGTTTAAACATCTCCATCTGCTGACTGTTAGCTAAGTTAGTCATGTCCATCTGTAAAAAGTTTTGTGCATTCTGAACTGCAGCCTGTTGTAAGTTACTAAGGTTAGCCATATCTAAGTTAGCCAGTGATGCAGCTTCAGCCATAACTACAGCCTGACTGTTACTAAGATTAGCTAGGTCTACTGTCTGTGCCATACGTGCATTCTCTAATGCTATTTGTTGGTCAGCACTAAAGTTCATGTTAGCTATTTCACTAACCTTAGATGCATTGATAACTTTAGCTTGAAAGTCTTGGTCAAACTCTATCTGTAAAAACTTAGCACGTTGCTCACCCTTAAACAATGCCATCTGTTGTTTGTTACCTGCATCTATCTGGGCTATAGGTAGTGCAGCTTCCATAGCAGCCTGTATAACTGCCTGACCTGCCATTGATGAAGCACCTAGTCCTCTAGCAGCTAGTATTTGATTTGCTTTACGCATACTTCCTGCTGCCCATGCAGGTGTATTACCACCCTCAAACTGATCCATAAGAGTTGATAGTTCATCTTGAACAGATGCTGCTGCTATTTCACCTGTACCAAAAGCATCGCCTACTTTAGTCTGATCTACTGCACTACCTGATACTAACTCACTACCCTTATACATAATGTTTCCATCAGCATCTTTAATAGTTTCACCCTTATCATCTTTTAAAGGTTCTCTTGTTTCCTGTAGTGTACGAGTAGGAGCATCCTGTACAGTCTGTGCTTTGTCATCATACGTAAGTTTACCTTCTGCATCTAATACAGGTGTACCATCAGGATTTAATATAGGTTGACCTAACTGTGCAGCCTGTACATCTGATACACTTGTACCTGCAGCCTGTTGACCTGTTATGGTAGCTGCATCAGACAATGCTGTTTGCATTTTAATTTGTTGTTTATAGATTGGCATATCATTACTATCTACAATAGGTTTACCTTCACCATCTGTTGCAGGTATAGGTCTTCCTCTACCATCTAATACATTTTCCATAACAGGTTTACCATCTTTACCTATGACAGGTTGAGATGTGTACTCACTTGTAGCAGGAGCAAAAGACATTTGGTTTATATCAGTTTGAGTACCAACAGCAGTAGCAGGATTATATTCAGTTTGTATATTTCTTCCTGTAGGATTACCATCTTTATCATATTCAGGAGTTAAGTTAGTAGGTAAATTAGCTTGAGTAACTTCTTGAACTTGAGCTATTTGATTTGCATCAACAATAGGAGCGACAGGTAGTGCTTGACCTGTGTTAGCACCCATAACTGTACCTGCAGCATTAGGGTCTACATTAGCTACAGGAGCAGCAGCTATAGCACCTGCAGGATTTACAAATGCCTGTGCTTGAGCATCACTCTGTGCCTGTGCAATTTGTTCAGCGGTAAGATTAGCAGCACCAGTTTGAATAGGTTTGTTTACATTATATCCACCTTCTTGATAACCTTGAACATACATACCTTGTGCAGCGGTGGCTACAGGAGAATAACCTTGTGGAATAGGTTGTTGTGCTTTACCATCTATAAAAGTAATATACTGTATCATACCTTGTCTATTTTGATATTGACGCTGTTCTATTTTACCTGCAAAATCTCCTGTACCTGCAGCCTGTTGTTCAGCTACAGTCTGTGGTTGCATATAAGATTGCTGTGCAAGACCTCTCTGTGTAAAATCTGCAGCTTGATTTACAAATTGATTTTCATAAGTAGGGATTCCAACTTCTGTTGTACCTATACTATCTGTTACAGGTTCATAGGGTACAGAAGGTTCAAAAGGAGTAGTGGTAGGAGTATAAGCAGGTACATCAGTACCTGTAACTGTTGGTCCAGTATAAGCAGGTTCTTCTTCTACAACAGGTGTTTCTTCAATTATTTCAAAAGGAAGTTCTTCTTCTTCTACTACTGAAGGAGATGGAATAAGACTAGCTACATAAACTTCTCCCCTGTCTGTTAATATTTTAGCATCTTCTTGGTCTATGTCTCCATCATTATCAGCATCTTTCATTGCATCAAGTCGAGCAGAACCTTTTGCATCAGCTATACTTGGTGTTGTTAAAATAAAGTTATTTTCTTCAGGTGGTGATCCTACAACACTTGTTCCTGAAACAGGTATAACTCCATCAAATTGAGACAACTCATCTGCAGTAAAATTACCGCTACCATCTGTATCAAACATAGTAGCTGTTGCTCTAGGTATCATTGTGTTATCACTAAGTTTAACCCAATTTAAATTCATTAATTGAGCTTCTTTAGCAGGATCATTGGATACATCTATAGTGTAAACTTCTTCTCCACCTGACCAAGAAGTTACACCTAAACCACCTGTATTAAATCCTTTAATTACACCACCTTTATTTGAACCTACTACACCTAATCCAATACCTCCGCTTGCACTAGAGGCTAGAATTTGTCTTATTTGTGCCATACTACTAGGTTTAAAACCAAACTTTGCTTCAACTAATCTTGCAGCTTCTGGAAATTTCATTGCCATGTATTCTATTCCTTGCTCAATACTCTATCTAATTTATCTTCTACTCTGTGCAGTGCATCAACAACTAACTTCATGTCATCTCTCATCTCTTTACGAGTAGCGTAGTCTTCTCTTGTCCTGTTGAGTAGTATGTCTACACGTTTAACTTCACTCATAAGACTTCTGAATGTCCAAAAGGCAGGTGCTATTATAAGCGTTAAGACTACATTCCAAAATATTATTGGGCTTATTTCCATACTACTGTATCTCCTGTAAATACTTAGCTAAGAATACCATACCTACTAAACCACCTGCAAATACAAGGACACCAAATGCTATAGACAGTCCATTCATTATCTGATTACGTCTTTTAATTGATGCATACTTAGATTGTATGTCTCTCTCTGTAGCCTGTGCTCTCATGCGTTTAAATGTAGCTACACCCTTTGACCCTCTAGTTTCCCATATGACCTGCTCCAGTTGCTTCTCCATATCCAGTGCCTTCTCATAGGCAATGTAGTCAGAGAGTGGGTCATTTTTATTACCAGACTTCTGTGCTTCCTTTGTTCCATCAATGAAATCAAAAACCTTGTTGAGGTCTTTGCCCATAGCTGAAAGGTCTTTCCCTAAAGCAATACCCTTTTTAAGAGCAGTGAATGAGACTAGGGCTATACTAATAGGGTCTATGGTCTTGCTCCTTTAGTTCGCTATTGCATTTTCTAAAGCTACGTCCTCTGCTTCAGATGTAGTGAGTGAGGATATTAGTTTAGTTGTAGCAAACTGCAGTGCCATCTGTGCTTGGTCTAGCTCAAACTTCATGGACTCTGTTTTATTCTGTAGGTTGCGTATCTGACGTATGCAGTATGTCTGCTCTTGGTTGAGGTCAGACTCTTTGTACTCTTTACCGTCTATGTTTATTACTTTTGATTCTTGTTGTGTCATGTTTGTTTCCTTATTTAATCAGCATCAGCTATGGTTAATGTACCTGCGTCTATCTTTGCTTGTATATCATCTGGTAAACTATCTTTGTTAGCTCGTAACCAATCTTGAAATATATTATCTATTCCAATGCAAGTTCTTTTATTATCACTGCTAATATATGTAATTTCATCGCTGCTTGTTTTACCTAATACTGAATAGCTCATAGTTCTGCACTCCACGCTAAAAAGGCTGTGCCATTAAGACTTCGACATTCTACTGCTTGACCTGTTGTTAATCCTGAGCCAACTGTAAAAACAGTTGAACCACTGTCAATCGTTGCTCTATCAAAACTTGGCACAGCACTGCAAGCTGTACTTGTAGAAGCATGAGCAATTCTATAATGTGCAGCCGTACCATTTTGTTCTACCGCAGTAGGGTCTGCTCTCATTGTTACAGGGTAGTGTGTTACCCCTACAGCTACAGTTGCACTACCATTAAAGCCTAAACAAAAGGTATCATTTAAAGCAAGTGGTCCTGTTTTATAATAATACCGTTGGCACTCTTCTAAATCCTGTGCAAAAGTTTTATGCTCAAAGGGTGTAGCTGACGAACCGACTTCCAGTTGCAACCCAGTCATAAAGAAGGTACGGTTTGTGCTGTCAAAGAAAGATGAGATACCTGCACGCCTAGTTGCATTATCTGACATTGCCCCCCATGCTGTAGAGTTTAAAGTGCCTCCTGTATAAGTTGAACCACTATGAAGTCCTATAATTATATTTAAACTAACAGCATTGTCATCATCAAATGCACCAGTAGTATCAGCAGGAAAAATTAATTCTATTCTATTCCAAGACGTAGTTACAGAAAAAAGTTTTGTTATTTGTCTGGTATTATCTGAATCAAACAATTCACAAGCGTATGTAGCAGAGGCATTACCTTTCACATAAAAACTTACTGCAAATTGTTCTGCATCTGCTGTGCCTTTTTTAAATCTTTGTAGATTTTGACCTTCTATTCTATGGTCTATAGTTAATTGCTCACTTGCTGCAATAGATGTGTCTGCTGTGGTACAGTCTAACTTTAAACAATTAGCAAAACCACTTGGACCATCAGCCGTTTGTGTCATTGTAAAACGCCCTGCACTTGTAGCATTAATATTTACTAAAAATCTATCTAAGGTAAAATACCCATCTGCAGTTCCCAAGCCTGTCACTGACACACTGCGTTGTGCCACATTCATCGCCCCATTTATGACCATGTTACGGTTTGGTGTAGCAGCACCGTTGTCGGCTAGTTGTCTAGCTTTGCTCATGCGTCATCCCTCGCTTTACGATTTTTGTAATCATCCCTAGCTACTACTAATTTAATAAAGTCAGCTTGATTGCTAGGTATACTGTCAGTAAAACTGTCATCGTTCATTAGCTTGGTAGTCCACTCCTGTTGCATCCTTGTCCAACAGTTGTTTATTTTACCTGTGACTGCACCTGCAATCCAAGCATCTAGCCCTGCCATATCTGTATCTGTGTACAGGTCATTCGCTAAGATTTTTTGTTGGTCATCTGTAAGTGTGACCGTGTAAGTATGATTTGCCATTTTTAAACTCCTTTATGTTTGCTTATTTCAGCGTTGGCTTAACAGGCTAAGAAACCTGAAAAAAATGATTCTATCCCAATATCCGTCTGTGCTGTACCAGAGGCTTGAACAATACGCACAATAGCTGTATCACCTGCATCCATGTCAGCAAGTGTAGAAATACTCATTGTATATAGAGCATTATCTTGTCCAAAATCAGGGTCAAAGTCAAACGTATAACCCCTGTTACTTGTATCTAAACTTAAATGATAACTAGTGCTTGCTGAATCTATATTTTCTAATCTTACATTTACGTCTAACTGATACTTGCCAGTTATAGGTGCAGTAAAAGTATTAGATGCAAAGTCAGCATTTTGGTCAAATATTTCTGTTCCAAAAACTACCACAACAGCAGCATTGACAGCAAAATTTGTTTGGTCTGAAGCAGGTATAGCTTGAAACGCAGGTTGTAGTGGCTTGGTGACTGCACCTGTTGTGTCTATGTTCATAGCTACTTTATTTGTGGCAGTTACAAACGCAAATTTCTGGTCTGTGAGCAGTGATACTAACCCACTTGCGTGTGCAATTGAAAAAGTCCCAGTTATCGCATCAGAAAAACTAGCACTAACCACGCCATGATTATTCCCTGATGCTGTATCAATAGCCCCACGTATTGCTAACGAACCAAAGAAGGCAGGATTATTCGATTTAATACCAATAGCATCATTCCCACCATCCACAAACAGCATGTTGGCATTGCCATTAGACTCCACTCTAAAGTCTACATCTGCGGAATCCTCGTTAAACACAGCACCACTTGCAACATTTAAAGTTCCACCTATACTAAAATCACTATTTACGTTTCCATCAAACACACTAAACACATCGTACACTACCACCTCAACCACATCATTCGCTGACATAGCTGAGAGAGAACCAATCGTGTTGGCTGTAGTTGTTACATAGTCTGTACCTGCTACAAGCGTTACACCGTTGAGTGACACATCTACGAACTCACCGTCACTGAATATCAGTGTGTTGGAGTTATCGTCTGAGCCAGTTACGGATGTAGCACCTGATGCAACAGTGTAGTAATACCTAGCTCTTACGGCTTGCGTAGGTGACCTTCCTAAATATGGCATTTATGTTTCTCCTATGCTTCCTGTGCTGCTTTGTAAGCTGTCTTAACTGCATCTGTCCAAGCTGCATTACAGATGGCTTGTACGCTTGCGTCTTCACCTGAGATGTCTGTAGCTGTGTGCGTCCACTTGTTATCAACTTCACTTTTTGCTGAATTGAATGGAGTTAAAGCATGACGATGAAAGTTTCTTGTAAGTTCTTTTTTAGAACCATCAGCTTGCTCTTCCAAAATTATAGTCGCTTGCCTGACTTGTATTCCCCAAGTATTAACGACTTCTATCTTATCGTATTCTGTTGTTTTAGTTATATCACCATTTGCCATTTTTTACTCCTTAATTAATCTGCTGCTATATATGTTATATGGACATCATAAACATTTCCTGAAGCACTCACGGAAGCTAGGTGAGTGTAATTTTGACCAGAACCACTACCACCACCGAATGAAATTACATCTGCGGTAGTTGCATTTACGTTAGGTGAAAAAGCATGATGCTGACTTGATGCACTAAAACCATTAAATTGTCGTATCATCATCGTTCCAGATAAATTATTAGTAGAATTTTTTACTGTAAAAGGTAATCCAGAAATTTGCCTATTTCCATTCAATGCAGTGGTAATTTCTGTCCACTGAATGAAACCTGATAATTTTACAAGGTTTCCTATTTTGGTATAGTAACCTACGTTACCTGAACCTGGTGTAGCTACTCCTGCTGTACTAGCAGTAATACGTGGTGTCCAAGTACCTTCTTCATAGTCATGCAACGTGTTTGCATCTGTGTTACTTGTAGCTCCAAGCACAATGCCCTTACCTGCTGTGGAAAAGAATATGTCACCTGTTTCAACATCAATGTCACCACCAGAAGTGATTGTTGCTCTTGCAGAACCTGCTGTATAAAATATAAATTTATCAGCACCGTGGTCATATTCAAACGCTCCACGAAACGGTGATGCTGTATTATCAGCAAATTGTATTCTTCCACCACTATCTGTGCCAGAAGCAATAGTCATTCCATTATTGCCAGAGGTTGTACCAATTACAAGGTTGTCAACAAGAGAGCCATAATCAGCAGGATTGTTATTCCCAATGCCAACAGCATCATTACCTGCATCAACAAAAAGCATATTAGCATTGCCGTTACTCTCAACACGGAAGTCTACGTCAGCAGAACCATCATTAAATACTGTTTCAGACCCACTAAAAAGAACAGAATTATTAATAGAAGGGTTTCCATCGTTGGCAGACAAAACAACTTCTAATTGCCCTGCCGTAGACGCATCTGCACCATACGCTCTTATTTGACTTTTTGTAGAACTTTCTTGACTTAAAACTATTGAACTTGTTTTATGTGATGCGTTTTGTCCAGTTGAAACAACAGGTGCAGCAACAGTTGTTGTGCCTGTTACAGTTAAATCACCACCAATCGTAGCGTCATCTGTTACCGTTAAGTCATCGCTAACTGTTACATCTACTACGGTAGTAAATGAGTTAGCTTCTCTTCCTACGTAGGGCATATTATGTTATCTCCATAATTGAAAGTGTACCACTCAGTTTATCCGCTACAGAGCAATCAATCGTAATCTGGTCTGTAGTTTCAAGTACAACTTTATTTCCTGACATTAGTTCTAGTGAGCCACCTACAGGTACAGGTGCATTCTTAATAATCACACTTGTTCCATTTGCTGTGTTGTTTGTTACTGCTCTATTAGCTGTATCACTGACTAAGTTTACAGTAGCATTTACAGTTGCAGTATGTATGTTTGTTAGTATTAAGCCTAGCACAACTGTAGTTGTACCTGACGCTGCAGTATACATTACATACGGTGTTCCTGCACTGGCAGGTTCTGCTGCAAAGTTTACTACCTTAAAAGTATTAGCCATTTGTTTCTCCTATTATCCTAACGCTATAGCTAATGCCGTAGCTTCTTCCTGTATGAGTGGTGTTAAATATGTCTTTAATGTAGCCAATGTTTCCTGTACCATTGTGCCGTTATCGTTTACTATAATTCTATCTGCATCTGCAAGTGTGCCACCTGTAGCACTTGTGTTACCATCTACTATGTTTAACTCTGCTGCAGTAGATGTAATAGCTGCACCTGCTATCTGAAGTGTAGTAGCATTTACCTCACCACTTGACCCATATATAACAGCTTTACTATTAACTATAGTACCTGCACTTGAACCATCTACTAAGTTTAACTCTGCACCTGTAGATGTAATAGCTGTACTTGCGTAGTTTAAATTACCTGCAGCTATAACAACTTCACCTGTACCTTTAGGTGTAATAGTAATGTCTACGTTAGTTTCACCTGCTGCTCCTATAATAGGTCCATTGCCTGTAGAAGCATTAGTTATTTCTAACTCATTAACTGCACTACCTGTAACTTGAAACCTTAATAATTCATTTCCATTAGGGTCTTTTATAAATCCATTGTCTGCAATTACAGGAGCAGTAAGTGTTTTATTAGTTAGTGTCTTAGTACTAGCTGCAAAGTATGTGTCTAATAGGTCTACATCTAAATACTTAGCTGCTGTAGCTGATGTATCAAATACTAACACACCGTCATTATTAGCTACTGCAGTACTTGTGTCTACACTAATAGCAGAGTTATCCGCTACTGTATTTAGTTCTGCACCTGTAGCATTTAGTCCTGTTACGTTTCTGTTGTCATCTACATATGCCTTAACGGATTGTTGTGTAGGTACAAGTGTAGCACTGTTACTGTCCATTCCATCTTCATCTACAAATGCAGTAATGTTTATAGTACCGTCACTTAGTGTGCCATATGTTACTGTACCTGTAGTAGTTATAGCGGATGAGCCATTATCTATTGAACCAAACCCACTTGTAATACTACCACTATTCATTGCCCCTGTCAAGACAATATTTTGACCTACATAAGTTTGTAAGTCTGTTAGAGCTACCTGCTTCATAGTTCCTGCGTCATTGACTACAAATCTGTCAGCGTCTACTAAGGTTGTACTGGTAGCGGATGTGTCACCATCTATAATGTTTATCTCAGCAGCAGTAGAAGTTACACCGTCAAGTATGTTTAATTCTGCTGCAGTAGAGGTTACACCATCTAAGATGTTTAACTCAGCAGGAGTAGATGTAATGGCTGTGTTACTCGCTGCTGCCAACAATGGAATAGTACCACTTTGGTTGGGTAGGTTAATTGTTCTATCGGCTGTAGGGTCTACAATGGTCAATGTAGTTTCGTGGGCATCTGCTGTAGCACCCTCAAAGACTAAAGCATTCGCTGCATTCATAGTTACTGTGTCTACAACTGTCTGTGTTCCACCTACAGTTAAGTTACCTGTAATAGTAAAGTTTCGTATGCCTGTGTAGTCTTTGCTACTATCTAGGATAACTGCCTTACTCGCTACGGCTGTACCCACTGCTGTACTGCCTATGTCTAGGGCATTAAGTTCACCTACAACTGCTGTAATACCGTCAAGGGCATTGAGTTCTGCAGCAGTAGATGTAACGGCTGTTGAGCCTAGTGTAAACTGCCCATCTGGAACTATAAGTCCTGCATCACCACCAAATATTAAGTCATCTGCTGATGTATCCCAAAGCATAAATGCACTAGCTGTGTCACCAAAGAACTTGGTGTCATACCCTTGCCCATCTACACCTGAAGTAAATGCAGCATCTATCTGTACTGCACCGTCAATGTCCACAGCATCTAGGTTAGTTGTACCATCTATATCAATGTCACCAGATATATCTAAGGCTGTACCTATTAATGTTTGAGTTAGAGTTATCTGTCCATTAGAAGCTATGGTCATTGCGTCTACATCAGATGTTGAACCTATAGTCTTACCATCACCTATAATTATGTCATCTGTAAATGTAGCTATGCCAGTTACACCTAAAGTACCACCTACTGTAGAATTTCCAGTTACACCTAAAGTACCACCTACCGTTGCGTTACCTGTTTGTGTAAGTGTACCACTAATTTCTACGTTGCCATTAATATCAATAAGAGTTGAAGTAATATCTATTTCATCATCAGCAACAATCATTAAATCGCCATCATTAACAGAACTTATACTAATATTTCCATCACGGAACTGAAGTGCCATTGCAGCGTTAAGAAGAAGTCCAGTATCATGTACGTGAGTTAAAGTAACTTCATCATTTGCACCAAACTTTAATACTGCACCATCACTCTGTAAAAGAACGTCATCAGTAATAGTTAAGTCATCTCCTACATTTACATCACCTGAAAAGTGTGCATCTTTAAATTTTAATGAAGCTGTACCTAAATCTATGTCATTAGTTGTAGTGGGTATAATACCACCGTCTTGTATTATTAGTTGTTCTGTACCTGCTATATCGAATCTAATTTTATCTTCATCAGCAGACTCTTCAACCTGTATCTTAGTGTCACCGTCAGCATCTCGCATTGCAGTTATAGGACCACCTTCTGCTGCTGTACCATCGTGTTTATGTCCTGTTGAAGCATGTAGTGCAGCAACAAGTGCATTTAATTCTGCATTAATTGGGGCAGATTTAACAGTAGTACCTGCCTGAATGTCTGCTAGATTTGTTCTTGTATAACCTGCCATTACCTTACATCTCCTAATCCATAAGTAATTGTGAAGCCTTGAATACTGTGGCTTGCATTTGTATCGTCTGTAACATAAGTAAGAGCCAATGCTTTACCTGAACCTGAAAAGGTTACTGATTCAACTGGTGATGGATTACCATCATAAATATCTGTTGTATCAAAAACTGCTATATTACTACCACTATCATAGAAAGCTCCAGGTGCTGTATTAATCATACTAAGGTTGTCTGGTGTACTAATATCTGTATTATCATAATCATAAGTAACTGACAAAGCTATTTCAAAGTTTCCTTCTGCACTCATATATGTTGATGTGCTGTAATAATTTTTTCTTTGTTCAGGATTATCCATATATACAAAAGGTGTTTTATAAATACTTAATATGTTACTTGTATCAAAAGCGTCACCTGATTCTTGTTGAAATACTTTACCTGAACTAGCCCCATGTATAACAAATTCTGTTTGACCTACGTAACCACTGTCTGCACAAGTACATTCTATACCTGATATTTGACCAAACTCAAAGGAGTAGTTACCTTGAAATTCTCTTAGTGCTCCTATAATTCCTGCTGAACCTGATGTAGAAAACATATATCTAAACTGTGACTTAGACCTTATAATAACAGAAGATAAATTACTTAATGTTTCTCCTGTAATAATATTATTAACTGTTGACTGTATGTTTTTAGATATTGTTTCTAAATTAACATCACCAATTTTGTTTGTACCACCAATCGGTCTAATACCATCAGGTGAAAGAAAAAGCAAATCACCACCTAATTCTACCACACTATCTCTTGCAAGGCAACCTAAATTTGATGTAACTGTTTCTAATCTAAAGTTAGCTGAGTTTTCACCCACTAGTCTTTTAATATTATTAGTTCCAAATATATAGAGTACGTTACGAAACTTTTTAATCGCTATTATTTCAAATCCTACATTTATAACTCCACCACCATTTGCAGGACTAAAATCTGTTTCTGATGTAGGAGCACTAAAATGCAAGTTACTTACTTCTGCAGGATCACCTGTTAAAAATAAATGGTTTTGAAACTCTGCAGATATAGTAGGGTCTGTTGGAGCATTAGTATCTGTTATTTGTATATAGTTTGTTCCATCATATGTAGCTGCAGGATTAATACCATCTGTTAAAACTATTTTAGGTACACCAAAGTTAATTTTTTCAAATCGTACTTTAGTTACCCCTGTCATCGTAGGATTAGCAGGTCTGTATTGTCCTGCACCTGAACCTACTTCTATGTTACCTGTAACTGCACCACTAGAAGCTATCTGTGTAATTGTATTAAAAAAATTTATACTCGTTACTGTAGCATCTGCTGCAGGTCCAGTTATAATTTCTTCTAAAGTTGTACCTAAAAAATCTGTACCTGTAATAGTAAACGTAATACTTGAAACATCTCCACCTGCTGAAAATATAGTAACTTTTCTAGGTTGTTCTGCTGCAGATGTAGTAAAGTTAATTGTGTTAGATGAGTGTAATGCACCATTAATAGTTAAGTTAGCAGCCCCTGAGTTTGTTTGTGCTGCACATACACCGTTCCTATCATTAGCTATTAAGTCAGATGTTACTTCTACCCAACCTACTCTGGTAGCTGCTCCTGTTGCTGTTGTAGCAGACTCTGATGAAACTCCAGTTATTACATTACCTGAAGCAAATACTATTGTAGGATTAAATCCAAAGTCTACTGTTAACTCTGCAGATGCTGTAGCTTTAACTACTCCTTCTGCACTAACTGCTGTGGCATCACTTGAACTTGTTACGGCTGTTATAGTTTCACCTACTGTAAAGTTTGTACCCTGACCAGATGTCACAGCTATTGTAAAATAAAAATTCCAATGATGAAGATAGTTAGCTGCTGAACCTTCTCTAGCTGCTAGTATCCCTTGATGTATTCCGTTAGCTACGCACACACCTAATACTGATTTACCACTTGCACCTGTAACAGTCCCCATGTTATTTGCAAAACCAGATATTCTTCTATATCCACCCTCTAGGTTAGGCTCATAGTTTACTAACTGTGTAGCTGCACCTGGAGATTCTGAACCTAGAGACAAAACATCTGATCCAGTATTTAGACCGCCTCTGCAGACAGATTTAAATGTGGAGACTGCATCTGCCATTAAGAACTCAGACTTAACATATTAGAAGAGTAACTAGCTTTTTGAATAACAGTAGACCTTACAGACAGTGGATCATCAAGTAGTAGTCTACGCATAGACTTAACACCCTCTTTAAATTTTTGTTGGTGTATCTGAGCACTTTGTTCATTTGATCTAAATCTCATCATATAGACCATTGCACCATCAATAATTATAAACTTAAACCTATTAGGTATAATCATTGTATCAGTGTATGCAGATAAATCACTTGGGAATTTGTAGTACACAAACTCAACCACATAGGCTGCATCAGGAAGAGGAGTTACACCAAATTTTTCTTCTGCTGTTTGGTATACTACACTTGGTGCTGTACGTGCTGACGTACCAGAGTTTTCTTCTATAGACTTATAAAATCTTACGTATTGTTCAAAAGGTATTACAGACAAAGCTTTAGCAGAATTGTTTGAAGAAGATAAAGCTTGTAAGTAAAATGTATCCCAATCTACACTAGCGGTGTCTGCAGGAAAATCATATGTTCCTGTACCTGCTGTAAGTGTTTGGGTAGCAGTTGTTTTTAAAAATGGAAATTGATGTCCATCCTGTAAAATTTCTCGTATTGAATTATTAATAGCATCTTTAGCTATAGCCTGAACATTCTTAGCGGTATCAAACCCATCACCTGAAGTAGGGAGAGGAACTTCATTCATCCTACGTAGTAGGTCATTTACTAAAGTTATATACGTTGTTGACATCCGCTATCCTTATATTAAGCTAAAGAGGGCAAGTTTCCCTGCCCCCTTATTTGATTTAAGCTAGTAAGTCTCTGTCAACCTCTGCTGCAATATTATCGTCTGCACCTGTATCAGATACATCCATCATAATTGCCCAGAAACGGAGTTTACCAAGAGTAACATCTCCTTCTGTTGCAAATTTAACAGAAATAATATCTGTACCTGCACCTGAACCAATAACTTGTATCTGTGCAGCTTCTGTAGCAG